ATATTTGGTTAAGACCAATAATATAATCCATTACTTTTTGAATAGAGAAGAGTATGGTAAGGAAACCTTAATAGATTATTCCTCAATACCATTTGATGAAAGAAATTTTGAAGAAATACGAGATCTATTAAAAACTGGTTATTCCCCATCTTCAGATTGGTTTGAGAAGATGGTTAAGAAGTTAAAATTTGACAAAAGAAAAGTTTCACAAGAGTTGGAATGTAACTTCTTGGGATCGGGTGATAACGTTTTTGATCAATTAGATATTGCTAGAATAAACAATAATTTACTACAGGAACCCACGGGTAAGATGATGGGTGGTGCGTTATGGGTTTGGAAAGACCCAATACCGGGTCATAGATACATTATGGGGGTTGATGTGTCACGAGGTGATAGTGAGGACTTCACAACGTTTCAGATCGTTGATTTTGACGAACAAGAACAGGTTGTGGAATACCTCGGAAAGGTACCACCTGATGTTGCCGCTGAGATATGTTTTAAGTGGGGTAATATGTATGACACATTTATTGTAATTGATATTACTGGTGGTATGGGAGTTTCAACCTCAAGAAAACTACAAGAACTTGGATATAAAAATTTGTTTTTTGATGGTGTTGATTATCAGAACAGATGGAAGTTTGATCCAAAGGCGGCAAACAAGGTACCTGGTTTGAATTTTAATAGTAAGAGAGAACAAATTATCGGTGCGTTGGAGGAGAAGGTTAGACACGGATATAAAATAAGAAGTAATCGTCTCCTAAACGAGATGAGAACATTTGTTTATGTTAATGGTCGTGCTGATCACCAAAAGGGGCAACACGATGATTTATTGATGTCATTGGCGATGGCTATTTATGTTGGGGAAAATTCATTTTCTTCATTAACAAAAGTAACCGAACAAACAAAAGCACTAATTGATGCTTGGCACGTTGAGGAAAAATCAACAATAAAACAAGATATATTTAATCCGGTATTACCTTCCTTTGGAAACCAACAAGACGTGAGAAAAAATGGACCCACTCTTCAAGACTACCAAAATTACGGGTGGTTGTTTGGGTTAAGAAGATAATATTTATGTATTTGAAAAAAAGATTATATTTTATATATGGAAAATAAAAATTTAACAGTATGGCAAAGATTATCCAAGTCATTTGGTCCTGATTCTTTGCTAAACCAAGATTATCCAACATTTAAGTTTGATAAAAAAGTTCTTTTGAAAACTCGGGATAAAGAGGAGTATGAAAAAGAAAAATTACAAGCACAACAAACTAAATTTTTGGCAGGTCACTGGGCCAAGATTGAAAATAATTTATATCAACAATCCGTTTATTATGGTCCTACAAGATTGGCGGCAGCGTATGATTACGAATCAATGGAATATACACCTGAAATTTCTGCTGCGTTGGACACTTATGCTGAGGAATCTACTACTGTAGATCAGAATGGATATATGTTACAAATTTATTCTGAATCAAAAAGAATTAAATCTATACTTACTGACTTATTTAATAACTCATTAGATATTAACACAAACTTACCCATGTGGACAAGAAATACTTGTAAGTATGGTGATAATTTTGTTTATCTAAAATTAGATCCTGAAAAAGGGGTTGTTGGGTGTTTCCAATTACCAATCATTGAGGTGGAACGTTTGGAACGAGGTATGTCAATATCACCAAGATACAATGATACCGCACCACAACAAAAGGCGATGAAATTCGTGTGGAGAGCTAAGGATATGGAGTTTAATACTTGGGAAATTGCACACTTCAGATTATTAGGGGATGATAGAAAACTACCATATGGTACTTCAATGCTTGAAAAGGCAAGAAGGACTTGGAAACAACTTATATTAGCCGAGGACGCGATGTTAATTTATAGAACATCAAGAGCGCCAGAAAGACGTGTATTCAAAGTATTTGTTGGTAATATGGATGATGCCGATATTGAACCATATGTACAACGTTTTGCTAATAGGTTCAAAAGACAACCTATTGTTGATGACCAAACAGGTAATGTTGATTTAAGATACAATCAAATGGCGGTCGATCAGGATTATTTTGTCCCTGTTCGTGATGTTGCCCAAGCATCTCCAATTGAGACATTAGATGGTGCTAAAAACTTATCAGAAATTGCGGATATTGAATATATCCAAAAGAAACTCGTTACCGCATTAAGAATCCCTAAAGCCTTTTTGGGTTTTGAGGAAGTTGTTGGTGATGGTAAAAACTTATCATTACAAGATATTCGTTTCGCAAGAACAATCAACAGAATTCAGAATTCAATGTTGGCGGAGTTAAATAAGATTGCTATTATTCACTTATTTATCTTAGGTTTTGAAGATGAGATTTCAAACTTTACTTTAGGGTTAAGTAATCCATCAACACAAGCCGATCTGTTAAAAATTGACGTTTGGAAAGAAAAAGTGTTACTGTATAAAGATATGGTTACAAAAATTGAGGGTATTGCACCGGCATCGGCATCTTGGGCTAAGAAACATATTCTTGGATTTTCTGATGAAGATATTAAGTTGGATTTACAACAACAAAGAATCCAAACGGCGATCGCTAAGGAGATTGAATTAACTCCTGAAGTTATTAAACACACAGGGTTCTTTGACCAATTAGATAAACTATATGGTGTTAAACCAAGTGGTTCTACTGACACTACGGCAACAGAAACTGAATCGTCTTCTGAAAGTGGATTAGGCGGTGACTTCGGTGGAGGATTTGAAAGTTCTCCCCCATCATCACCCCCACCACCTCCGGGACCTGAACCTGGTGGTGAAGCAGGAGTAACACCTGAAGGTAGAGAAGATAGAATGAACTTACTAATTGAGAGTGATGTGTGGTTCGGTGATGATTATTTAGATTTAGGTAAAGCACGTGAAAGTTTGGGTGAGATGTCAAAAGAGTTAGACAAATTACTTAATTCATAATATTTATAACAAAAGAGAAAAAATGAAATTAGGTTTAACAATATCAAAAATAGAAAAACATTTAGAGGAATCTTATATCAAACAAACATTTGAAACTGAGATTAAAAATTTCAAGAATATTGTTCTTAACAACAAAATGTTAAGTGAATGTTTTTATCTATACACAGAACTAAATAAAAATAAGGGGTTAGATAAAGAAACCGCTAAAGAATTTATTGAAGAGTCTGTAAAAATTTTGAAAGATAAGGTAGAACATATTGACCTTTCTAAAGTCAATAACTGGATTTCATCTGTTAATACAAAAAATAATTACGAACATATAGATCACTTGGTTAATTCAAGACCTACACAGATTGAAGAGACCATTAAAATTAAGAAAGACCTCATTAAATTATTATCAGAATCTAAGGAAACTGATGATAAATCTTTTACTCCATTTGTGGAAAATGTTGTGAAATATAATATTGAAAAATATATAGATTCTTTGGATCCTCAAATTAAGGAGGGGTTAGATGAGATATTATCAATGACTGATGACGATCTTAAAAGAGAATATGAAACTTTGAAAGAGAATACAATTACTAAGTTAAAATCACAAATGGTGATTTCTGAATCGGACGTTAAAACGACGATTGAAAACGTAATTATGAAAATTGAAAATGACGAATGTGATAAATATAACTTTGTTAAGTTACAAAGTTTATACGAATCACTTTAATTTTCGTTATCTTTTTTTCTCTGTTTGTAAGTGGCATTTAGTAAAGTTTCTCTACGTAAAACAGATTTCTTTTTATATTCTCTCCTGTTATACAGAGCATCCATTTGTTTAGTCTTAATAATTTTGGACTTCAACAACTTTAATGCTTTATCCAAATTCTTTTGATCTTTTACTTCAACTATTAACATTTTGACTTATTTGTTTTTTTTATATATGTTTAGTGAAAATAAATATCTGTAATATGACATATATTAGATGAAAAAAGGAAAAACAATAAAACTTTCGGGATTTGACCGAGCAAAAGTTTTATACGGAACGGTTGACTGTAAAAATTTAAAATCCATTTATTTAAACATTCAAACTTGGGGATTGCCCAAAACACACAAAGAGAGTTGGAATAAAACAATCTTATTATTTCAAAGAGAAATTAAAAATAATGTCTTGGATGAAATAAATAAAACAATTCTACACGACAACATTATTGTGGATCTTGATATGAGATCAAGTGGAATACAAACAGGTAAAAAGAGTTTTATGAATTTAGAAATAACTTTTTATACCAAAGGTGATTTGGATTTTAGAGATAACATAATTAAAAATGAAATGAAAAATATCACTAAAGTTATTTACCAACACAATTTGTTATCAAACAATGATTTTGAATTTTCATTAACTAAAAATGATAAAACACTTGTTTAATACTATTTATAGGTAAAAATATTTTATGAAAATATTAGGACCCACAGAAATAGGTAGAGGAATTTTAGTTGAGTATGATGCTGGATACATCTCACCTACAGAATCTAGAAATGCAAGAGTTATTCAAGAATCCAAAAATATGTTGGATCATTCAAAACCATTTGAATTTTATGCTGTATTACAGAAATATAATACCCCAAATAGAAACGGAAGAATTTATCCTGAAGAAGTATTAAAAAGGGAGAGTATGAATTATAAAAAAATGATAGATAAGGGAACGGCTCTATCAGAATTAAATCACCCTGAATCTTCTTTAATTGATTTGGATAGAGTATCTCACATTATAACTGAAATATGGTGGGAGGGAAATATTTTAATGGGTAAATTAAAACTATTAACATCACCAGGGTTTCACGAAAGAGGTATTGTATCAACAAAGGGTGACCAAGCCGCTAATTTATTAAGACAAGGGGTTACATTAGGTATATCTTCAAGAGGTGTTGGATCCCTTGTAAAAAAAGGAGAACAGAATGAAGTTCAAAAAGATTTTGAATTGATCTGTTTTGACTTGGTATCATCTCCATCAACACCAGGTGCTTACCTATTCAACAAACCTGAAGATCGTTTTAATTTTGAAGAAAATCTTGATGAAGAAAATAAAATGAGAACCGAAATAACAGACCAAGAGGTGAATTCTTCTAACAAATCGCTTGACCTTATGAAAAAACTTTCTCATTATTTGGGAAAGTAAATTATATATTATGGAAGAAAAATTTTTTGTTGCAAAAGTTCAGTACGATTTACCAGATGAAAATACTGGTCGTATTAAAAAAATTCGTGAAGAAAAGTTGGTTAGTGCGATTTCGGTTACCGATGTTGAAGCTATCGTAACTAAAAAATATGAAGGGTTTCCTCATGAATGGAGAATTACTTCGGTATCGGAAAGTAAAATCAATGAAGTGTTTGATAAAGACTAATTAATTTTGTTTTTAGGATTAACCCTCGGCGAAAGTCGGGGGTTTTTTGTTTTTATACGTGCCAAAGTGATTTTTTGATTTTTCCATATATTTATATTGAAAAAGTTATTGCAAATGGCAGACACTAAAAAATTAGTTGAAGAGGCAATGTCCCAAATTAAAAGTTTGGAGAACGTAATTGCTGAGAATGCAAAAGGAATACTTGCTTCTACAATGAAGGAAGAAATCTCGGAATTGGTAAAAGAATCCCTAAAGTCTGAAGAGATGGAAGAAGGATGGAACGAATCTGAAATGGCAGAAGCCGAAGACGATGATAACGAAATGGATGATATGGATATGGATTCTGACGAAGATGAAATGGATATGGATTCTGACGAAGATGAAATGGAAATGGATATGGATTCAGATGAAGATGAGATGGAAATGGATATGGATTCAGATGTTCTTGACTTAACTAACGCATCACCTGAAGAGGTTGCTAAGGTTTTCAAAAAGTTGGGACCAAACGACAAGATCCAAGTTGTTAAAGACGGAGATTATTTGCATATTGACGATGAGGAAGGAGGTTCCGAGTTTCTTATCGACATGAGAGAATCTGACGAGTCTATGGAAGAAATGGAAGAAGATTTCGATATGGACATGATGTCTGATGAAATGGATATGGATGATGATGATCTTTTGGACAAATTATTCACTGAAATGGAAGATGAAGATTATTCTTCTAAAATGGACATGGACGAAGAAGATTACGAAGAAGAGGAAGAAGAAGGTATGATGTACGAAATTGAAATGGAAGAAGAAGACATGGAAGAAGGTGACATGATGGATATGGAAGAAATCATGTACGAAATTGAAATGGAAGAAGAAGACATGGAAGAAGAAGACATGGAAGAAGAAGAATCTTACATGAACGAATCTAAAAAAATGAAAGGTACAATCAAACCTGTTGTTGGTAAAAAAGCTAAGATAGGTACACCTAAATTTTCTTATGAAAAATCAAAAGATAATTCTTTTGCGAAGGGTAAAAAAACAGGTAAAGAAACCTATAAAGTAGGTAATGGTGCTAAATTAGGTAAAGCTAAATTTGAATTCAAAGAAGGTGGAACTATGGATGGACCAATTAAAAGAATGAATAGTCCTTTCAAAAAAGAAGAATCAAAAGAAGCGTCAAGAACTTTTGGTATGGGTTCTAAAAAAGGTAGAGGTTTAAGAAAAGGTATTACACCAAATAGAAACTTAACTTTTCCGATTAAAGAAAACCAAGAATTAGAAGTTTTGAGACAAAAAAATGAGGAGTATAGAAGAGCTTTGAATATTTTCCGTGATAAATTAAATGAAGTTGCGGTTTTTAATTCAAACTTGGCATATGCTACTAGATTGTTTACTGAACACTCAACAACTAAACAAGAAAAAATCAATATCTTAAAAAGATTTGATTCTGTTGAAACGTTGAAAGAGTCTAAATCAGTATATAAGACAATCAAAGACGAATTGGGTTCTAAAAATACAGGATCAAATATTAACGAGTCTATCGAAAATAAAATTGACAAATCTATTTCTACAGGATCTGCAGTTAATTTGATGGAATCAAAAACATATGAAAATCCTCAGTTTTTAAGAATGAAAGACATAATGTCAAAAATAATAAAATAAATTTCCTTAAATAAAAATTAAAATGGGAGCATTATTAGAAAGCGGTCTTGTTGGTAACATTGGTCTTAAGCACCTTAAAGTTATCAAAGAAGATACAATCAACAAATGGAACAAGCTTGGGTTCCTAGAAGGTTTAAACGGGCACTTGAAAGAGAACATGGCTCAGTTATATGAAAACCAAGCATCTTTCTTAATTAACGAAGCGTCAACAACTACTGATTCAGGTTCTTTTGAGACGGTTGTATTTCCAATCATCAGACGTGTATTCTCTAAGTTGTTAGCGAATGATATCGTTTCTGTACAAGCAATGAACTTACCTATCGGTAAATTGTTCTACTTCGTACCTAAAATCCAAGGTTATTCTGGCGGTACAGGTGATGGTTATCCAGGATCGGCAGCAGGTTCTTCAGGACAACACTACGGACCAATCGGTGCTCCGGGTAACTACCCAGGAAACCAAAACTCAGGTTACAATACAGGTACAGGTTCTTATAATCCAACTTACTCTAAAAATCTTTACGATTTGTTCTATGAAGGAACTGAACCAGGTTTAGATCCTGCAGGTTTGTTCGACTATTCTAAAGGTCCTTGGGTTGTTGTTTCTGCGGGTACAGCAACAGTTAACTGGACTGGAGGTACATTGTCTCCTACCGCGTATCCACTTGACGCAAACACTAAAAAGGTTATCATTGCGATGTCAGGTTTCTCTAGCACAGGTGCTGGTAAATTGATCGGTCCTGATGGTCAAGAAATGGACACAGAATCTTTCTTATCTGACTTAAGAATTATTGGTAGTTCTCTTAACGTATATACTTCAGCTAACACAACTACTCCATATTTGTTCCGTGTAGTAACACAACAATATGGTAAAGGTATTGTTAACTACGGTACTACAACTACAACTACTTGGTCTGCAACTGGTGATGGTAACGGAGGTTCTTTCTTCAATATTTGTTCACCATCAGGTATTATTTATCTTGAGATTGATTTGTCAACACCCGCTAATTTCGGTTCTAACTCATTAGATGGTTACACAGGTACTACATTCTCATCATCTACAGCAACTAACGGAGCATTCCAAGCATTGTACAGACGTTACCAAGAACTTGAATTTGAAGACAGAATTGGTGAGGTTTCTTTCGAGTTGGATTCTGTAACAGTATCTGTAACTGAAAGAAAATTAAGAGCACAATGGTCTCCTGAATTGGCTCAAGACGTTGCAGCGTTCCACAACATCGATGCTGAAGCTGAATTGACAGCGTTGTTGTCTGAACAAGTTGCGGCAGAAATTGACCGTGAAATTCTTCGTGACCTTAGAAAAGGTGCGGCTTGGAACTTAAGATGGGATTACAATGGTTGGAAGAGAATTTCTTCAACTAACTCAACCCCTTACACTCAAAAGGATTGGAACCAAACTCTTATCACAGCAATTAACCAAATCTCTGCTCAAATTCACAAATCAACTTTGAGAGGTGGTGCTAACTGGATCGTTGTATCTTCTGAAGTATCTGCTATCTTTGATGATTTGGAATATTTCCACGTATCAAACGCGGCTCCTGAGCAAGATCAGTACAACATGGGTATTGAAAGGGTTGGTACATTAGCAGGTCGTTACCAAGTGTATAGAGATCCTTACTTCCCAGCTAACCAAGTGTTATTGGGTCACAAAGGTACTTCTCTATTGGATACTGGTTACGTTTACGCACCATATGTACCTCTACAATTAACTCCAACAATGTACAATCCATTCAACTTTACACCTATCAAAGGTATTATGACACGTTACGCTAAGAAGATGGTTAACAACCGTTTCTACGGACGTATCACAGTTGACGGTGTTCGTACATTCGACTTAAGAGAATTGAGATAATTTTAACTACTACTAATAAAAAAGGTCAGAGAAATCTGACCTTTTTTTTATTCAACACTTTTTGATGGTGTAAGTAATAATCGTAGAGATTTGGACACTAATTCACTTTCTTGTAGAGAGAACACACCTCTACTATGTGCGGATTTAACGGCTTCAATTATTATTTGATTTGCTTGTTCCTTAGATAAATTATCAATAAAATTGTTTAATGTATCTTGTGAGTTATATATCATGGAATCAAATAATTTTCCAGATATTTGATTTGTTGTCGTATCATTTACCATATTCGTATATTTATATATGTACAAATATATTTTATTTCTATGAATAAAACAAGGATAAAGGAAATATTAAAATCTTATGTTAATGAGGGAATTGGAACTGGTGGTCACGCGGGACAATTTACTATGCCATTTTCTTTAGGATTAAAAAAATGGAAAAAAACTACATTACATCCATATGATATAGAAATAAATTACTTTGATAATCCACAATTAAATTACGACAGTTTAGATGGATCATTAGATGTTAGTAAATCTGTTGCTAATAAAATGGAAAAAATGTCAAGAAACAGTAAAAAGTATCATACAACACATTTTCAACAAAACGACGAGAGTATTGATAAAAGATACGATTTAATTTTTGAAAGAAGTACGTCGGTAACTGCCGGTGAGTATAACGCACCTATTGAGTTAGGGATGAAAAAATGGAATAAGAAAGAGTTAGGACCTTTTACTGAGTTTTCGGATCATCCTGTCAATGATGAAAAAGTTAAAAACACTTTACGTAATAATTTGAAAAGAATAGTCGGTGTTTGGGAAAAAGGTGAGGATGGTACTTATGATGTTGATATTAACGAACCCCATTCAATAAATGAAGATTTGGCTGTGTGGTTTGGTACCAAGAAAAAACCTAAAGGTTCAAAACAACCAAAGGGTCCTTGGGTGAATATATGTCGAAAGGTTGATGGTAAGCATCCACCATGTGGTAGACCTGAGGCGTCTGATCGTGGTTATCCTAAATGTAGAGCAGTGGGTGTTGCGGGTAAGATGTCGGATTCACAGAAGAAATCTGCTTGTGCTCAGAAACGAAAGGCTGAAAAAACTCACAATAAAACAGGTACGGGTAATAAACCAAAAATGGTTTCTTATAAACCAAAGAAAAAGAATGAGAGTATTTCCGAAAATATAAAAACAATGGTAAGACAAACACTCTTATCTGAACTTAAGAAATAAAAAAACGGGATTTAAGTCCCGTTTTTTGTTTTATTCGGTAGTTAATTTGGTCCCTTTTACGTGATCTAAAATGGTCTCTAATGAGTGACCTATTTGTGATAACATTTCTTTTTCGTAGGTTGTTCTCCTGAGTTCTGTTTCTCTATCGAACATTCCGATTACTCGTTCAATATTTTTATTGGATAACTCAACGTTATAGTGATAAACGTGATTTACGATATCTATTTGTTTATCTTTGATGATGATAAAAATACCTAACTTTTCGTTTCGGATGTATCGTTTTTGTGACATTGGTGCGTATAACAATTCTGAATCTTGTAGATGCATTGTTCTTCTACAGATATTTGTGGCATTTGTTTGAATTGAAGAACCATTTACAGGTTCATCTTCCCAAATACCTCGTTTAACAAGAATCTTGAATCGGTAAAACATTCTCATTCCGATTCTTTTGAAGTAGGATTTAATTGTCATAGTTTATTTGATTTGATAAGACAAAGGTAATGGTATTTTTTGAATTACCAAAAAATATTTTAACTTTTTTTTTACTATTGTTTTGATATTTATTAGATAAAGGTTTTTTATGGATTTTGATCGTTTTTTAACACAGTTAGGATATAAAAGTTTAGGTTGGGGGTATCACACTTCTGAGCAGTACGAAAAAAATATATCACATCTTGATAAGATTATAAATTGGTTGGAGACAAGTGGTCTTTATCCTGAACATTTATCTAAAGTTAAAGAAGAATTTTATTCTGTTAACCGTAACTATGGTTATCATATAAATAGTGAATTAAAATACAAAAATATGGTAGATGAGGCTGAAGAGTCTTTGGAGTCAGATGACCTTACTGATGAACCTGAACGTTTAGCCGCTTATAATTTCCTTTGTGATGATGGAACTTTTGGATATAAGAATTGGGAAGAGATGTATGATGAATATAAAAGACTTCAAAAATACACTGAGAGAGTTGATGAGTTACGAAATCGTGTCGAGACCATTAACGATCCTAAGAAAAAGAAACGAGTTGAGGATTTTATAACAAAATATGATGAAGAGGTTGAATATTTTAATGAAAACTCGATAGCTAACTTATCCAAGGTATCTAATACTTACTATGGTGGATTATCTGAATTTACCGTTTTAGCAGGGAATTATCATGTTTCTAAAGATGTTGTATATTCAGGTACTGATGATGAATGGGATAAGGCTCTTAGATCGTATATTGAAGACATGGATTTTTCCGGACATGATGATGACTATTTTTCAAATTTTATTGATTGGTACCTAGTTTGGAATAGTGTGGAGGACGATGAAAGAGAAAAATCAGAAGGGATGATTAAAAACAACCCGACCGATTATTTTGATTCGGATGAATTAGTTCTTAGTGATGAACAATTAAGTGAAATTCAAGAATTGGAAAACGAGCGTAAAGATTTAGACCCCAATGAAGATAGTGAAAGAATAGAAGAGATTGAAACCGAAATTGAGTCTATTAGGGATAACCCTGTGGGGTTTGATCATAGTATGTTAGATGAAAAGATAGAAGAATTACTTGCCGATATTAAAAGTAAAATTGAGGATGATGCTTATTCGTATCTACGAAAAGAAGATCTTTCTATTACATATTATATTGATTGGGATGAAGTATATGATGATTATTACAGAGATTCTGATTACGGTTTGTTAACCTATGATGGTAGTTATAACTATTATAGAATTGAGGGTAGAACGTATTACGTTGGTTGGTATGATAAAGGATAATATAAACTAAAAACCCCCACTAAAAAATGGGGGTTTTGTTTTAACAATAAGGTGATGAACACCTTTTCTTACCATCTAATCCCGGCATTCTACCTTTACATACTTGTACAGCGTAACCATTCGAATAAGCACTGGGATAAACTTTGAATTTAGACTTAGCGGCCGATTTACCTCTAGCACATAATTTAGTACCTGTTTTTTTACGACCTTCCATCATTACCATATCATCGTTAAACGAGTGATCATCAATATCTTGTTCACCATCACCTTCAATCTCATTCATAAAGAAATCAAAAACTTGATCCATATTTTCTTTGGCAACTGTGATATGATCATCCGCCCAATCGTGTCCGTTATTTAAGATGGATTCAATCATTTGTTCATCTTGTTCTAATAACAATTCTGCTTGTCTTTTTATTTGTTGTAAATTACTGAAAAACATATATCTTTCAGTTGAGTGTTCTGCTTCGTGAAGTCTCCTCAAAGCTTTTCTGATTTGGTTATCTGTTATCATTTTCTATTGACTATTTGAAATGTTAATTGTTTCTTATAAGTATCTACTTGTCCTGATGATTCTACTTTCATATCCACATAATATTCATTTGGTAATTTATCAACCATATCAAATATGAAATAATATTCATTAGGTGTTCTGTTTATTTGTGTCCAATCTTGAACCTGTACCTCGGTGGTACCTTCTCTTACGTATATTCTGTAATATGTTTTAATATCATTCAATATTTGTTGTGTTGAGTAAGCTTTTTTAACTATTACCCCAACTTTTCTTTTGTCGGTATTTAGTATTTTTTCGTTTTGTTTAATTCCATAAAAATCAAATCCGAATAGACTAGGTTCTTTTGAATCAACACCAATCTGATACGCACTACTATTTGGTAATAGTATGAATGTATTTGTGATATTACTTAATCTGTTTCCATCAACAGTAATTCCCGACCATACATCTGAAAATTCACATGGGGTTGAGTAACCTGTGATTGGTGGTATAGTAACGGCATAAACACCTGTTGTAATAGCAGTTGTAGTTAATCCTGTGAAACCTGATATAGGATCTCCATTAGGATCAAGAATATTTACTTTAGGTAATGAATCTAATTTCTTGAAATCCCCATTATAATACGAATAGAGATACAAATAGTTCGTTCTGTTGGACGCAAAGTTATTTCTGTTATCAGTTATCAGATCATTGTAATTTGTCTCTAAAAATGGTTGATAGAACGTTTGGGTGTGTCTTGTAAAGAAACCAACTGAATAATTTTCTGTAAGACCCGTGATTTGTTCATATGCCGGTAGATACGCCACAACATAACCTATTTGGAAATATCCAGGTGAGTTATTAAATAATCGTGTGTTAATTTCGGTTGTCATATCAAACGCGATATCTTCATTACCTAATTCAAAATGTTGTCTATCAATCTCAACAGGTAATGGTCCCGAATTGTTATATGTACCGGGATTACCCCAAGAATATAATGTTGATTTTTTTGGCCAGTTACTTGGTCTATCAGAATACGATCTATCACTATTTAAGTTATCAATAGATAATGAACCCGAAGACGAGTTTTTACTTAATTTAGTATCGTTATAATCATAACCAACACCTTCGTCCCAAGAACACATTTCCGCGTCGGTACAAGTACTTGTAGGTATTCTGTAAAGAACTAAATCAAATGATGTGGCTCTTCTACTACCCTCACTTGTTGTTGAATTTAATAACTCAGTATCAAATGCTGAGGTATTTGTCATTCTTAAAATGTGAGAAGTAATTGTTGATTGAGTTATCTGTCCTTCAGATATTTTACTTTGTAAATCTGTCAGATCCAAATCAAAGATAAATCTTGAATACCCAACAGGACCTAATGTGTCATTTGGTGATCCAAAATATAACTGAGTTATTGGATTTCTACCAGTATTTGTTGTTGAACTATAAGTAATTGTGTTGTTCTTACTGAAATAAGATCGGAATATTGACATTGCTTTTTATTATAAATATCAATTGATTCTGATATTTGAATTCAAAAGTTTTTGATAAGCATTTTGTAATTCCGTTTGTAGTTGTGTTGTGGATGTCCCCAATAATGAAACATCATCAGGTGGTAACATTGCTTCGGGGTGTATGTGGGAAATTAAAAATTTTATTATAAGATCCAATACTTCAACAAGGGCTTCACCCCTAACCATAGATGATGTATTTTTTGTAATATCATTGTTAATCTCATTTTGAGAAAATCCGTAAATATTATTTTCTAAATTTATAATGTCTTTACCGGGTTGAGCAGTATTATTAGCTAAGAATACAACCTTATCCGCATTCAATATTGCAGCAGAATTCGGTACTATTACTGTGGTTTTTGGTTGTGATTCGTCTATGTTAATCTTTGGTGCAATACCTAATTGGTTTTGACCACCAACAATACCAAACCCACGACCCTTAATACCCGGAAATAATCCAACTTGGATAAATAATTTTGTTACGTTGGTAAATTGTTTAACACTATCAATACCATTGAAGTTCTTAATCCAAGCGTATGTTAATGGTGATGGTCTATATGCAAATGGGAATTGGTTAGTTATTGTTTGATTACTACCAAAAGTACCATTATTAAAGTTTGTAATAAATGTGTTAATAGTATTTACAAGACCACTCATCGGAAGTGCTGAAAAATTTTCAGTATAATATAACGTTTCTAAACTTTCTAAATTAGAGGTGACCTTTATTACATTACTTTTTGTTAATTCATTAGGTCTTAAACTCTTTATGGTGATATTACCGGAGAAACTATCTTCATTATTTTCAGGATTGGATATTAAATATTCTATAATATATTTAACATCTTGAATACCTTCCTCAATAATTAACGCTTCTTGTTTCGGACCAACATTAAGAGTTGCGGTTGTAAAGTTTGATAATTGTAGTGATGCTCTATTTGGATTTGGTGTTGGGTATCTGTCAATGTTTAATTCGTTTGTCTTACCTGCACGTAAAAGTACTTCATTACTTTTAACAACAATGTCACTCGGACCTCTACCTAATACAGCATTATCACCAGGTTCAGGGAAAATACCTAAACTCTTTTTGTTATTTAACTCACCTAAATTATTTTTTAATGCCAAACTTGGTCTAACCCTTGAACCCAAAGAATTAGATTTCATTGACTGATTATATGTTTCAAAAGGAGATGCCATCGGTGATGAATACATCCCTTGAAAATAAAACATATTTTGATATTGAAACTTATTATCACCAAAGAGTATGTTCACATACTCATTAACTTTTGGTGTTTGATACACAAAGAAAGGTAATATTGGGTAAGATAGGAATGGGTCTTTGTTTGACCATTTATCAGTATTTTCGTTGAACGTTCCTTTAACATCTTGAATATTCCATATGTTTTGAGGTTCAACCCTAATTCTACCAAGCATCATCGGATCTTGGTCATCAATAACTATACCCGTAAAAATTGTTTGAAATAAATTCTTGTCTAACTTACTTAAATCAAAACCTTCGTTCATATTCTTTGTTTATCTTATTATATAGGATTTCAACATTATCTAAATGATATGTCAAATCAATAATTGCTTGTTTAGTTTTTGTAAAATCTTCTTGCAAATGATCCATTAAATCAGTAAGATCTTTGTTTGGTAGATTTTCAATATCTTTTAGTTTCTCAATAATATCTTCAAAATTTTTCATGATTCAAGTACATCAATGTTTATAGGTCCTGTTGCGGCACCCAATAATTGGCTAATATCAATTGGTGGTATTATACCCACCATCTTTCCATTATCAATTCTTTCTTTTTGAGCTCCCTTACATGCCGCAATCATTGTTTGTATTTTCATATTTGGTTTTCCCGATGGTGTTGGTCCTGTAGGAAATCCGACCAATTGTAATTCTTTTATTTGATTAAGAACCGATCTGGTACAATCATAACCTGATTTAAGTGCCGCCAAACTTCTAATTGATTTTGGAACAAATGTTGGTAATAATGATTTGGCAAGTTGGATTATCGTTTTTATTTCATCCAAAATACTTTTACATTTTCGGTAGTCTTTAATCCCCTTAGCCACAGTTAGTGCGGTGTTTAACGCCGCCACATAGATTTGGTATTGTTTTAATTTATTACTATTGGCTAGTTCTTTTTGGACTACTAATAGTAAATTTCTAATATCTTTAATTAAAATATCGGTTAAGGTCTTTATAAATATTGCACCTATTTTTGATACCACATTTAAGAACAATGTTTTTAATTTTCTTGAGAACTCAACCGCATCATAAATAGAATCCACAATTTGATTACCGATAGCCTTTAACATAACCATCAATGGTAATAATACTTTTGGTGATAAAATTGTGGTCATTAAACCTTTAATAAGATTTTTAATAAGATCAGTATCTATTGTTAGATTTAATCCTGTTGGGATAGTAAAAGACCAAGGACTTGATAACGTGTTTGTTAATTCGTCAGCAACTTCAACAATCTTTGAATCATTATCAGATACATCAGGATTGGTTAATTGTGTGATCTTTTGTATCAATGAATCTTTATCAACAGGTAATTCAACATTGTCACAATCTTCAAACTTAACAACACCTCTTTGAATTAACGAAATTGATTCATCAATTTGTCTAAGATCTATTGATGTCATTTCAAAAAAAGAATCATCAATACCATCAGATTCTGAAATCTTAGCGGTACCCGTTACATCAATCTCAGTTGCATTATCAAAACACATTCCCAATACTCGTTGTATGAGTTTTTGAAATTTTTGATCAACCTCAATCGTTTTTGTTGGTAACTGAACTTTTAATGACCCAACAATAGTCTCCATTAAATTCTTGAAAAAGTTTTGATTTTCAAATAATTGTATTGATTCAAAATAATCAACAATGAATTCTTCAATTGAATTTATACCAATTTGTCTTGATAATAATGTCACCTTAAAATAATCACCACCAGTAAAACCACTTTGATTGGTGTTAGTATATTCAATATTAAATAAATCTTGTCCCGAAGCACCTTTATAAAATTGATCATATTCTTGTTCAAACGAATTACCTAAGTTTTGTGTTCGATTATAAAGTTGTTTATTCATCGGATATGGAAAACTACTTGTGGATAAATCTGAAGTTTCAAAAGTAATTTTACCATAATTTGAACTCGGTTCAGATTTTAACATTTGAAATAGGTCAATAGAACTTACAGGGATCCAAATAGGTTGTGGTACATATTCTTGATTTTGTGAACAACCTAAAACTTTACTATATTCATCTAAAATTATTTGTTTAATTTCAGGTTTAACTTTTACTGCTGTTTTGAATAAAGTTTTCTTAATGTATTTCGTAGTTTCACTTGATCCTGGTTTTGTTTGTTTCAAAAGATCAACCAAATGATCCAATTGTGTTTTTACTTGTTGTTGAAACTTTTTGGGAGCTTCCTTAACCTTCTTGTATTCGGTGACTAAGTTATTTTTATTTTGTTCTAATTTATCACCTGTTTTCTTTTTCAATAGATCATTAGCATCCTGAACCGATTTGAACGATTGAATGGATGCTAATTCTTCAGAGATTTCTCTGTAAGCCTGTGAAGTATCTAAAGTTACCGCCATTTTATAAATTATATTTTACAGAATCGTTACTCCCTTTTTCAACATCTTTCATGATTAAACTTTGTAATAGATCATCATCCATTTCAGTCAAAGTAAAATTATCAGATGTGTTTTGAGTTTTTTCCCAAAGACCGGATTGTAGTTTTCCCAATTGTAATTTTTTATCAACACAATCGTTAATGATCTTTTGTTGTTTTTCAATTACTGGACCAAGTACCGTCATATCTTCAGCTGTTTTCATCATACCGATCAATTTATTTTGCATTCTAATTGCGGTATTTCTCTGTTCAACAAGTTCATTATAAACCTCTTGTAAAAGAGCTAACACAGAATCTTTTGTTAAATTGATTTCTTTTTTACCTTTTGCCATATCAATAAATATTTATTGCAACATTTTATTTAATAATACGGTATATAACTTTTTGTACTTTTTAATTGATGACCGTATTTCTTTGGTACTTAAATTAGTATTTTCCCTTAATGTCATCAATATAACATTTTTATTAAATTTGTTAGTTTCATTACCGGATATTATCTGATCATAATTCTCAAATATATCAATTAACGCAATTCCCAATTTTCTCTCATTGATTGTCATCTCCTCAACATCAATAAATTTTTTGAGATCGTCTTTGAATTTTTGAATTATTTCTTCCGCTTCAATTTGTTCATTTTCAATATAATAAACCATATCAGGTCTATTTTCTAAATTGGATGATATATCTTCGTAAGAAATTTTTCTATTCGTATCTTTTTGGTCTTTAATTATTTGACCCATCAAATAATTCTTACAAATTGTTCCAAAATAAGAATATGCCTTTTTTTCTTTTGATGGTGAAAATTTATCAATTTTTGTCATCAAAAATGAATGAGTATCTATATGGATTTCTGAGAAGTCCATATCTTTACGATACAACTTATATCTTCTAATGATTGAAGATATCATCTTATCTAAGGGTTCTCGTAAGAAATTATTATAGATTTTGTTTTTCTCATCAAAAGTAGTTGCGGTTAAGTACATCCTAACCGCAACCTCTTCTCTAACATCAAAATAATTATCTTTTACTGTTTTTCGTCCCCTTCTTGTGAGTTGTAAATCATTGGTAATTGATTCACCTGATAACATTAAGCGTTTTTGGGTTCGAATTTTAGATTTCTATCATTCTTGAAGAAATACTCTTTTTTTGCTGCCGACAACCAAAACTGAACTTCTTCATCGGTAACACGATCGTCACCAAACTTATAGTTCCAAAAGATAGATCCTTCTCTCATATTTTGGTGTTTGTATCCGATCTTTGGGATCGTCATAATTTTTAACGAGTTGTATGTTAATCTTAATAAGAGTTCATATACAAAGGTTAATTTGAAACTCTCTTTGAATAATCCACATTCCATCAATCTTTCTCTTCTTACAACCATACCTGATGATTGGAAATTTTGATAGTCGTGTAACATATCATTTGTTAAGTATCCAACTTCCATTGCAAATGCCGCCGCAAATGTTGCCTCATTTGTAAATCCTGCAAATACTCCCTTGTTATCAACATCAACAACAATAGGTAAATAAGCGTCAACTTCATCACCATATGCATCAACATACTTCTTAACATTCTTAAACCAAATTGATGAATATTCATCATCAAATTCAAAAATGGAAACCCAATCACCTGTTGATTTTTCAATACCAAGGTTCACTTGTGCTTGAAATGATGGTGTACCTTCAAATAAAACTTTTACAACATTAAGATCACCAAAGTCAAACGACTCTAATTTTTCTAGTAATTGTGTCTCATTTGTATGAACGATAACTAATTCATTGATCCCTACAATTTGGGTTTTTAATGATGTGATTGCTTTTTCAAAATAAACATCAAAATCTTTAACCACTGAAGACTTGATGGGTAATACTACCGATACATTAAATTTATTCATTATTCACTAATTTTTTGAAGTTGATCAACAAAAGATTGTTTTCTAGTATTTAAGTAACCTTCAAAACTGGAAACAACTAAAGTCTCAAATTTATTTTCGTCAATATATTTGTTTGACGTTTCTTCCATATTCGTATATAGTTCTTCTAAAATATTATCCTCAAGCCAGTTTTGACAAAAATCGGCTAATACATCAATAATATGATTTTGATTTTCTACCCAAATACCATTTTTTTCATTCATCCAATCAGGAACCAAATTAGGTGTTTTACCGATAACAGGAACTCCTGATCTCATAGATTCCAAAGGAAACGATCCCCAACCACTGGTAGGATCAATCCATACCGATACAAAACAATCTTTTAATGAATTTGAGAATTCTTCTTCAGACATACCTCTCAAATCTCTAAATGTAAACCATCTGTATTGTGGGAATCTCAAATAGAATTGTTTAATTAAATTCAAACCATCTCTTTGTTCTCTTGCATGTACAGCAATAATAGGTTTTGGTGGATATTTTTGTTTTTCAAAACAACTTGATATTGTTGGTTCAATAATATCAATTGAAACCCCTTTCATGATTTTATCAATCTGTTGTCTCTGTGTTTCACAAGTTGTAATACATTTATAAAAACCATATTGTGACCAACCAATACCTGGTGCCAATGTTTCTAACATGTGGTCATATGCTTGACATAGTACCACTTTACCACAAGGTAAATCTTTAACTTGTTCCATAACAAATCCAAAGATTTCAGGAATGATTAAAAAGTCTTCAGGGGCAACCATAAGTTGAGTACCCTCAATAGATTGGTGAGGTAACTCAGCATATTCAACACCTAACCATCCACCAATACCGGTGTAGTCAGGTTTTTCGTGTAGCATTATAGGATTATATCCTTCTTTTTTGAGAACCATAGCCATTTTGTAAATGTGTCTAATTGAGGCTTTGGCATTTCCCATTGTGTCTTGTACAAAGAAATAAATCTTGGATGATTTATTCTCCATATTAGAGATCGAGGTCTCCAACTTAACTTTTAAGTTTTGATCCATATTATAAGTGTTCAATTAATTTATGTTTAAGCATTGTATTGAAAGCTATTTTGAAAGGTAGTGAAGCCCCTTTCGCACTTTTAAGACCCAAGTTATCATCAAACTCTTCGTTTTCTCCCATGATTACATCAATCATAGTTTTAACCACTTCGTATTTAACAACACTGATATGTTGTTCATTTGTGTCACCACTAACAGGTTCTGTTTTTGGTATGTTAATGAATTGTTCCATCTTATCAATGTCGATGAAATAATGTTCTCCGAATACTTCAATCATTTTATTTCTTTTTTAATTAGTTCGTTAAATTCTTTGAACGTGTCTACGTTCCAAGTAATCTTACTATTTTTATTGTACTCTGTATTGTATTTTATCAATATAGTAAAAATTGTAACTTTTGAAAGTAATTCGGGATCACTTGTTAAAATTAAATCATAATCTTCCCATAATTTATCAATCGTTGATTGATTATAGAATTTAACGGATTCAACCTCACAACCAAATTTTGACAAAAAAAACAATGTTGCCGGTTTGGTTTTACCTTTTTCTTGTGAAAAAATAGTTATTTCGTGTTTGTCTCTATTCCCTAAATAAAAATCTTGTAAATCATGGAATGTTGATAGTTCGGTAGATCCTGCATGACCAAAAATCTGCATAGGAAATTCATCGTACATAAAAGACAAATATTCTTCTTCATCCTTAAAAGTAAAATGATCCATTAAATTTAAGGTATCAATAGGTTCTGTAATTTTATATTCAAACTCATCGTTTTCAAAAATTTCAGATTTTTCTATTAAGAACTTCTCATAAGTTTGTTTAAACTTACCAATTGTGTCTCTAAGTACACCATTCACATCAATACCAATCCTCATTCTTCGTATTTTTTTAATATTTTAGAAATAAGTGGATTTCTAACAACATCTTCATTTGAAAATTCAAAGATACCAATATCGTTAATATCATTAAATCTCCGAAGAGCGTCGTACAATCCCGATTGTGTTTTTTCTTTATACCTGTCGGTCTGTTCTAAGTCACCTGAGATGAAAAACTTACTATTAGACCCAATACGTGTCATTAGTAGTTTCATCTGTTTAGGGGTCGCGTTTTGACCTTCCTCAAAGATCAAGATTGAGTTGTCAATATTCATCCCTCTCATATATGCTAAAGCGAATACCTCAACAACCTCATTCTCTACTAATTTTTCTTTAGCGTCTTTACCAATAATTTTACTTAATAAGTAATATGATGGAAAGATGTAAGGATCCAATTTTTCTTCAAGGTTACCCGGAAGTGCTCCCAATTTTTCCTCAGCTTCAACTGCTGGTCTAACAATAATAATTTTTTCATATGGTGTGTTATAATCAACCAATAAATCAACAGCCGCTTTCATCGCGATGTATGATTTACCAACACCCGCAGGACCTGAACAAATCGTTATTTGGTTATTAGATAAAGTATCGTAATATTTTTTTTGATTGTCAGTTAAAAACTTATCTTTTGATTTTTTTGTAACAATTTTGTTAATGATGTCTTTTTTAGATAAAGGTTTTGACTCTTCTAAAGACAAGTTTGATTTACGTCTAGTCATTTAATTATTTTCTTAAAATATTATAGTTTTTTACAAAAAACTCAATAGTCTCTTCAAGACCAGTTCTTAATGGTGTGAATTCAAAATCACCAATGATAGATAAAAGTTTTGAGTTGTCGGATGGTTTTCTATATTGTCCATCAGGTTTGGAAGTATCGTATATCACATTACCTTCAAATCCAATTATTTCAACAATCATTTCAACTACATCACGTATTGTTATTTCTTGTGATGTAGATAAAATAATCGGTTCAGTATCATTATATTTTTCAATCAGGATCATACAAATTTTCGCAATGTCCTTAGAATATATAAATTCTCTTAATGGGTTACCTGAACCCCATATTACTAAATCAGTATTGTTTTTCTTAGCTAAATATGTTTTGTGGATCAAGGAAGGGATTACGTGACCATTTTCCAAATTATAGTTATCGTTGGGTCCATATACGTTACAAGGTATAACCGAAAAGTATTTTGTCCCATATTGTTTATTATAGGCATCAATTTGAACCTGTGCCATTCTTTTAGCATAAGCATAACCAAAATTAGATGGGTGAGGAGGTCCTAATTGGATTTTATCTTCGGTTAGGGGATATTCAACATTGTCAGGGAATACACACGTTGATAAAAAACATATCAGTCTTTTTACATTATATTTTCTACAACTTTCAATTATATTAGTATTCATCATAATATTGTCATAGAAGAACTCACCTAACATATTCATATTAGCACCTAAACCACCTACCTTACCTGCTGTGTGTATAACATAATCAGGATTATAATGACTAATAATTAAATCGGAAACGGTTTTGTTTCTTAAATCATATTCAGATCCTATTTTTTGTTCATTCACAAATTCAGAACCAATAAGACCTTTTCCGGTAATTAACAATTTTTTATTATCCATAATATTCTAACCAATATTGTATCATTTCATCTAACATACTCTCAAAAGTATAGTCAGGAACCCAACCTGTTGCGTTTTTTAATTTAGACGAATCACCTTTTAGGTCATTCAATTCTTCAGGTCTTAAAAATTTTTCATCTTGTTTTACATAATCAGACCAATTTAAGTCTAACTTAGAAAAAACATATTGACAAAGTTCTCTAACTGAATGTGAAATTCCTGTTGAACAAACAAAATCATCGGGTTGTTCTAATTGTAGTATTTCCCACATAGCTTTAATATAGTCTTTAGCATGTCCCCAATCTCTGGTAGCATCGAGATTACCAAGTTTTAATTCATTAGACAAACCCAATTTAATTTTAACGGCTTCTTTACATACCTTATTTGTCACAAAGTTAGTTCCTCGTCTTGGTGATTCGTGATTAAACAAGATCCCATTTGAGATGAACATTCCATAAGAATTTCTATAATTACGACAAATATTATAGCTAAATACTTTAGCACAACCATATGGTGATACAGGGTTCATTGGTGTCGTTTCTCTTTGGAATCCGTCCGAATCTATCGAGTTACCAAACATTTCTGATGATGATGCTTGGTATATTTTAGTGTCCGGTTTTATAAGTTTAACCGCCTCTAATAAATTCAAAGTACCAATACCTGTTACATTTGCGGTGTATAATGGTTGGTCAAATGATATTCTAACGTGTGATTGAGCGGCTAAGTTATATATTTCATCTGGCATTACTTTTTGTATAACCGAAATCAGTGATGACATATCGGTTAAATCTGCATAATGTAAGGTAATTTTCTCGTATATACTTTCTAATCGAGATGTTTGATTTTCTGACACTGAATTTCTTTTTAATGTTCCGTGTACATCATACCCTTTGTTTAGTAAAAATTCGGCAAGATAAGACCCATCTTGACCATTAATTCCTGTTATAAGTGATCTCTTCATTTTTTTATTGTATGTTAAAATATTCATACCAATAGTTATAAGTTAAATAATCATTAGGGGTTCCCCAACAAATGTAATTCTCAACTTCAAATACTTTAACAACTAATCCATTTTTTATATTTTGATTTATAACATCATCAACATAAAATTCATTATTTGTTCGTATATTTTCTTCATAATTTTTTCTTAATCCGTCAATAAAATATTTGGTTTTTCTAAAAAACATAGTACCAACAATTGCGTGTGTTTTTAATGGATCGTCATGTATGAATTTTTTACAAGAAACATTAAGTATATTATTTTCATTATCAACACTTAACCACGCATAAGAGTTTGGTTGTAATTTACTTGATTGATTATTTCTAAAGGACCAAACAATAACATCTATGTTTTCATCGTCTAACAATCTTTGAATTTCTTGATTATCATATAATATTCCATTGTCGCTGGCAGATATCAGTATCGGATAATCTTCATTAATTTCACTTTCAATAATACCTATCTCACAAGTACAAGCCTGTCCTTCTGTAGTTTTAGTAATTTTCACAACATTACTGTTTTCAAAATTAGTCAGTAATGTATTATCTATTGAATATTTCAATATATGATCATTTAAACACATAAAAGTTTTTTTGTCTGTTTTCGGTAAACAATTTACTGCTTCAATGATCATAAGGTTATTATTTATTGGTAATAATGGTTTTGGGACATCATAACCCACGTTAGAAAATCTACTCCCTTTACCCGCCATAGGTAATATAAGAGTTGTGTTTTTTGGACATTTTGACGAAGGGTTCCACACTTTCAGTTTATTGAAATAAGATGACCACCCTTTATAAATTTCCAAATCGTAAGGTGTTCCCCATTGTAACATCTTATCTATTTCAAAAATACCAACCTTTGAACCATCCCTAATTAATAGATTATATACTAAACTTACATAATATTCTCCATTAACATTAATATCTAAGGATATTATCTCTTTAAAGTATTTTTTAACAACTTCTCCTGATTTAAAATAATAAGTACCATTTGATGCATATTCATTCATTTTGTTATCGGTAAAAGGTTCTTTTTCTTTAACTTCAGATACATAACCATCAACTACCTTACAGAATGCATAATTATCAGTTCCTAACATGTGAGGATGAAATCCGGTATAACAAGGTATAATACCATCATACTTTTCTCTAATTTTTAAAAATTCATCAAAATTCCAAACACTACTATAATCACAATAACTGATTATTATCTCTTTTTTATCGTCAATAAAATCAAAACTTTCAGATATTGCATAAACAGGTCCTTTTTTTAAATCATTACCAACCTCAACAATCTTAGAATCAGGTCTCAAAGTTAGTAAAACTTGTCTCATATTTGTCGTTTCTAAATGTTTTTTATTACATATAAATGTAATGTCATTAACACCTGGAAACAAATTTAAAACGTGTTCTATCATAGTTTTACCGTCAACCTCAATTAGAGGTTTTGGTTCGGAATAACCTGAGTTTATAAACCTTCTACCAACTCCCGACATTGGTATTATTAATTGTATATTATCCATTTTATAAAACACTTACATAATCAGAACATATTGCAAAAGGAACATTCCCAATATAGTTTTCAATATCCTCCAAATTTAATAGGGGTATTATTGTTGTTTCATCAACATTAGACGACAAATCATGTAACCATATATGACCGGAACTTGTTAAAACATAATGATCCATAGTGTGACAAAAAAAATTAAAACCTTGATTACATTTCAAAAATTCAGATGCTGAATTTTTATCTTTACAGTGTATCCATAATTTATCTTTTCTTAAACTTAACCAATTCAAATCTACTTTGTATTGTGGAAAATCGTGACCTAACCAAAATTCGTTATTAATAAATCTAATGTCTATTTCAACATTATAACCTAATTGTAATGCTACGTCAATATAACTCGGACGATTTTCTTTTTCAACGTTAGACCCTGTTATATTACCTCTATGTGATATTTTAATCATTCTTTAATAAAATTTACATTTTCACTGTTAATATTACACCATTGCCAAAAATCATTTGAATTTTCTAATTTTACGTTACCGTCACGATAAAAATCTTTAAACCCATACTCATTAAGTAATTGTGTTATTTCGGATAAATTACTTCCGGCATCTTGTAATCCAATACCATACTCAAATTGGATATACCTAACATTTTTTAGAAAATCACCAAACCCTAAAAGTACTTTAGTTTCCATACCCTCAACGTCTATTTTAAGAAAGTCGATATGTGAAATATTATTTTCAATACAATATTCTTTGCCAGTCTTAACAAGACACTCTTCTAATATTTTATTAGTTAGTTTTCTATCAAAGAGAGACCCTTCCTCATAATATTGAACAATTTCATTACTATCGCTAAGACCGAAGTTATTTATAAAATATTTTTTATTTTTAATATCTAAACCGTTCAACAAATCGTATGATCTTTTAAACGGTTCAAAATAATGAACCTCAAGATTAGGTTCCTCAAAAAATACTGAAAAATCCCCAACCCCAACGTCAAAAATAATGTCACAATTGTGTTTTATTGTATCAAAATACTCTTGTTCAAATTTCATTAAATAATCACCCATTTTAAGTTTACTTTAATTCGTTTATTACGTACTCAAAAGTACAATTTTTATATTTTTGTATTAATATATCTCTTCTTATAGCATCATTGTATTCATAATTAAATTCATTACCGAATACAAAAACTTTAGATTTTAAACATTTTTCTGAAATAAAAATAAAATTTTTCATAAAAGTGGTACCCCATGAAAAAATTATTTCTTCACAATTATTAATATAGTTAATTAAATTAACTTCACCTAATTTTTCAGGTATAATTAGATCATATCCATTATTTATACAATAATTTTTAGCATCATCAAAATTTATAGCACCCATTGTTGATGTTACTGAGGTATCAAACGTTTTAAAAATTGCTATTTTTTTTGGATATATCTCGTTATTTGATTTTTTAACTTTTGTAATGAGTAGTTCAGATATTTCCTTAGTTATGTTTTTATTTTCTAAAAAACTATGTAATGAGTTAGGTATTATTTTTATTTCTGAAAACCGATAAACAATATCTTGATTTAATAATACTATTTTTGATTTATCAAAAAATTCATATAATATGTCTAAAATTCCTTTTTGTATGTTTTTATAAACACAAATTTTATAATCAACATATAAATTATAGTTTTTCATATACTCATTTAACATTGAATATATACCTGAATACGCATGTACTCCAGTGTGGAAATTGGTTAAAAATGGAATTATCTTAAAATTTAAAAACGTATCTTCAGAAACAATTTGTGGTGGATTACAAATACCATTAAAAAGGTAACAAGAATCGTTAGACTCTAAAATAAACGATTTATTTTCATCATAACAGAAACCACTATTATTTTTTATTAAAATAAAACCCATTTCATAAGATGAAATGGTTATCTTGTCTAAAGAAAAATTCATATATCTTTAATGTCACATGTTTTATCATCAATAAAGAGATCGTAATATGGTTTATCTACTCTTAGTTCGTGAAATTTCGCACCCCAATTATTTAATTGCTCCAAAGTTAAATCATACCAATTAATCTGTTTTCTACTACCTCTTGCAGTCCAATATACTATTGTATTTCCCTCATCGTAAAGTTTATTAATTTTACTAATGTTTTTAAATATTGGTTTTGAGTTTTCATATTTTCTATCTTCCGACGTTACACATATTGTTTCGTCAATATCTACGTATATTATTTTCATACTTTACTAAGTCTATATATTTCATTTTTATCAGTAATTAAGTTATTGATTTCAGAATCACTTAAATAGTTTATTTCAAATTGAGTTAGAAAAATTTCTGCAGACTTTTCACAAATTTCTGTAATTATCGTACATTCATCTATAGTGTTACCACATACAATTATTCCGTGATTTTCTAATAATATTAGTTTTGGAAAAAAATTCTCCTCAGATATGAATGAATGGATTGATTTTTTAATACTATTTGTCAAATCAACACCTGGTTTTGCGTAGGGAACTAAACATGACTTTTTACCATTAAAAACAACTTGATCAGGAAAGAATCTTTTTTCCGCAAATAATTTTGACTTGTTTGTTGTCAGTATCTTTAAAGTATTTGTAGGATGTGTATGTGAGACATATTTTATATCAAAATTACTTAATAAGAAAAGATGAAACCCCAACTCAATACTACCCTTTTTGTCAAAATTATTTAGTTGAGTACCATCAAAATCAACATCAACAAAATCATCATTTGTAATGTTATTTATCTTAGCACCACTAGCCTTTATTGTAATACTATTTTTGTTTTTTCTTGATATGTTACCCTCCATACCAACAACATATTTAGATATAGATTTAGATAAATTTAATAAGTCGGTATTCATTTATATTAGTGTTATATAACAAATATACCGTTTTTAAAGGTAATAGTAAATTACAAATTCAGGATAAATAAAATCACATAATCATAAAAATTATTTACATAATTTTTTATAAGTGGGGAGGGGGTGTAGTTGTTGAATATGAATGAGGTTTTATCATTTTCTTCTATTTTTTCATAACTAATGTTGGAGTTACTTAATATATTGTTAATGTACTCAATATTGATATCTTTATCTAATGTAATTTTTAATCCGATCTCATCCTCATCATCCAAATCATACATTTTTATTTCGTTCTTACTAAAAAAACTAACAACTATATTAGCATTATCTTTTTGAGGTAGTATATATTTTTCATAATCAGATTCTCTTTGTTTGATAGACTCAAGTACTTTTTCAATACTATATCCTCTATGTTTAACGTCTCTAATGATTTTCCATTTATATTTAAGTTCTTTTTGTGGATCCATAAATATTTTAACATCATATAGTGAGTTTATTTTTTCATCATATATTGTATGTAAACCACAAATTATTAAATTATTTGACGGATCTATTTGTTGTTGTTCTGTAAATTTACCTGTTTTATGGTCATAATCAACCTGATAAATTTCTTTACCAATTTTAAGATTAAAAACATCTTCCTTCATCTTTTCAATATAATTGGCACTCGGATTTAAATGAGTAAATTTTGACCAATTTTTGTTACCCCTTTCCCATTTGTGATATCTATCACATTCAAGGGTAAAAGAATCCTTAAACAACCCTTTTAGTATTTCACTTAATGTACTTTTTCCTGAACCAGAATCACCACATATTGCAAATACATTACACTTTGATAAGATAAAACTATAATCTATATTCATTTTTTTTACCTTAAGATTTACGTCTCTTAGGTGATTAATTAATAATGTCTCTGAGATATATCCATATTTTTTTATGTTATTATATATGTTCTCGTAAATTAAAAAGTATTTGTCCATACTTTCTGATGTCCCAAACGCAATTGCGTCACAAAGGTATTCATCATTAATATTTAACAATTTTGTATGGTCAATTTTACTATCCTTTGGGACATAAATTGTATTTTCTTTACATTTTATATTAAAAATATTATTAGTTTTTATATGTAGGTCAGGACGTAATCTTATAACTACATCATATTTTTTACCTTCAAGGATTTCATAACTTGTCTTAATAGTGTTTAATCTATAAAGCTTAGCCCATTGATTTATTGTGGAATCAATATTTGTAGATTTAGTATAGTGTTCATTTTCCTCAATTAAAACACTTTTAGGTTTTAATTTATTTATAATTTTTTTAATATCTGTTTCTTCGTCAATTAGGTTTAAATATTTGTCTTCCTTACTTTCATTTTTAGTTATGTGAATGAATACATCATACTCATCAAAATGATTTATCAAATCTGTTTGAACATACTTTATAATGTTATCATAAGATCTTAAATAACCGGAAATTAATATTGCTGCCGTCATTCGTTTTCTATATTAAAAATTTTAGCAAATTCTTGATTATTATTTAATAACATTAATTCAAATTTTTTAAATAGACTATCATTAAAAACTTTATTATAAATCATTTCATAATTGTTTTGAACATACATTAAAGTGTTTGGTATATCATCATAATCTGACCATATAATATGTTCATGATATGGTATTTTATCCTTTAATGGTACATTTTCACTAATGACTAAAACCCCTTGAGTTAACGCAGGTAAAACACGTAATTCTTCAAAAGTATGATGATGGTCTGTTTGATGTATATTTACTAATATTTTAGTTGTTTTATAAAGTCTTGTGATATCTTTAGAAGAAAAACAATCCGTTATATTTTTAAATTTAGGATCTACTTTTTTTAAATTATTTAACATTTGATCCCTTCTAGGGTTGTTAATGTTAGTGAACATAGTGATTGAATCAGTTTTTTCTTTATTTGAAGTATTCACATCATATATTATTGGTGAAACTACTAATATTTTTTTACTGAACTGATTAAAATAGTTATTACTTGTTATATTGAAGAGATTGGGAAAACTATAGTCAATGACAAAATCAATACTATTCAGATAATTATATCTATCTACTCGTATTAGGTAAGGTTCGTTATTTTCGTTCATAGTATTGCCAAATATTTCTTCAGTCACACCTCTACCACCTTTTAATACCAATGTATGCTCACATTGAATATCAATTTTAATAATTTTGTTTTTGTTATTAAAATTTGTTGGTATATCCCCAAATATAATATTTAAACTAAAATCTGTCTTTGACAATAAATTAATTAAAATATTTAAACAATAGTTATAATATTCACTTATGTGTAATGGTGGTATTTCATAATATGAAATTAAAGAATTATTAACTTTTTTTAAACTCATAATATATCTTGGGTAAGTTCATTTTTTTGTTGAACTCTTTTTACAAAAAAGGAAGTCGCTGGAGATAATGGGTCTACATCCCAACAGTAATAATGACGTTCCTTTAAATCCCGAATATCACCATCAATATCATTGTTTTTATAATTATTTAATTCCCATAATATTCTAGCAAGATATCTTTCAGACGCCTCACTTTCTCTCCTAACAGTTATAATTATTTGGGTTAGATAATTGTATAATTGTTCAATCTTATCCCTATGGACAATAAAACTACTACACCAACAAAATGTTAATTTGTCTATGTTATTGTTTAAATTCAATCTATTTAGTACATAATTACAAATGTCCATATGACCACCATCCTGATAATAAGAATTAATTGGACATGCAAAAACATTTGATTTAAATAACTGATCAAAATCTACTTTATTTTTAATAATAAAATTATCTTGAGTACATACGTAGTAGTCGTAATTATTTAATATATTATTATCCAATATGTATTTAATCCCCACTTGATAAGCACCTAATTCAAATTTACAGGCAATATCATTATTTAATATTATTAAATTATCATTAACAGGTAATGTACTAAAAACGTCGCTAGGATAGTTAGAATTATTATCAACAATAATAATTAAACAATTGTTACCGTAAAACTTAAAAATATTTTCAATATAATGTTTTAAGTATGATGTATATCCTCTAAAATATTTATGAGCAATAATAAAAACAGGTTTTAATTTATCCATTTATTATTTTTTTTTAAATCAAATTTATTTACAATACTTTCGTATTCATCTTTAACATCCAAATATGATTGACCATAAACGGTTCTATAATCATTTAATGGTAGTAATTTACCATTGTGTGAGATATGTAAGAATTTGAAATCTTCAACACAATTAAAATAACCACATTCGTATTTATGTTTTGAGTAAAGTTTAAATATATTATATTTTTTACAAAATAACTGAACATCCATATCTTCAATTGTTCTGTATGTCTTAGTTGGGAACTTATTCATTATTTCTAATAAAGTTTCTCTTCTCCATATTGACGGATTAACATTGTATATATACTCTCTCGGGTCATCTTGTTTAATTAAAAACATATTAGTATCATTAACAGTATCACATTTACCCCAAGTTAAATGATCATGAATATTTAAACATTCATAGATTAACGACGAATTAATTGATTCGGTATGTTTTAAATCAATCCTATCGTATTTTTTAGTTTTTAAAAAATCATGTAGTGTTATAATTGTATTTGGGTTCATATTAATTAGAATATCAATATCGTGAAAAAAAACAATATAATCATCTTCTATTTGATTTAGGCATTGTATTAACCTTTTTGAGTACGGGTCCTCATTTTTATAAAAACAAACTCGTTCATATTTAGAGTAAATGTCACTAAGGTCTAAACTATTTTCATTGATGAACAAGACTTTATTATAAATTTTTTCACAATAATCAGTTTGTATTGTTAATACGTCTAAGTAATCTGTGTGGGTATAAATCACAAAATTTAACATATAATTTCTTTTAATTTTTTCATGTTTATTTCCCATTCCGAATTTAAACCCTCATCCAACTTTTCAACCTCCCCCATTTTTTTTGTTATTTTCATATACTGATTATTATTATTCCATCCAGCCACGTCAATATCACTAACATTAATTATAATGATATTATCATTTATATCAATAACTTCTCCAACCATATTGTCAAATTTGACTCTCATATATTTTTTAATTTCACCCTCTTCCACATGAGACGAAATGTTAATTATATTATATCTAACATTGTTGAATGAGAAGATAAATCTTTTATTAATCTCAAAAAAATGAGGGGAATTAATGACATCAAGTTTAGTGTGTTCTTTAGAAAAAAGAACATTACACAATCCACCACCAATCGGACCGACAATGTGTTCAGCAGAATCAAATAAAAGAATTTTTTCCTCAGTTGATAGATTTTCAGTAAAAACCTCAACAAAATTTTTAGATTTTAAATATTCAACAACTTCATCCTCATTTACTAATTTTCGTCTTGTTGTGTAGTTAGTACCAATATTAGAAGTGTCTTTATTAATCCAAGTCCTCCTTGATATGTAAATATTTTTAGGTAGTTCTTGATAGACAGGGTTTTTATTTGTCACAATTTTAACTATATTATTATACAGTTCATAAATTTCATTTCTAGGTGGTAAGTTAGATTTATTATCATGTGTATATGAATTTGATATGTATAGATTACGGTATTCGGTGTAACTGTTTACAATTTGTATATCATTTTCGGTTATTGATAATATATTTAAAAACTCATCAACAAATTTATAATTGTTTATTTTTTGATTATTAGGATAATTCATTAAAAGTTTTAAATTTGGAATACGTTTTTTTAATTCAAAAAAACTAATCAAATATGGTAAGGTATCATAAATAAAATGATAATAATTATCAGTATTATATATGAAGAAAAATAAAGGTTGATCATTAAAACCCAGAACTTCACTTTTTGTAGTATTTAATTTATCAAATGAGATACTTTTTAATGATTGTATTGTTTCATTCACTGGGTCAATTATACCATAATCACTATCTAATAATACGTTTGGGTAATATGTATTATTTTGATAAAATTGTACATTATTTAAATGATAAATATTTATTTCTCTATCATTTTCATCTTTCACAAATAAATTTATGAAAGGTTTTAAATCTTGTAATTTAATTATTTTTTTCATAAATTAGATTTATTTTTCCTAAAAAATAACTCATACGGATATTGTGGTATATTCTCTAAGTTTTCCCTCATCGGAGTGTCAAACATACCTCTTATTGTACTATTGTAATCTGTCATATACTTATGAACATAGATAAATTCACGATTAAATTTTGAATATTTACCAATACCTGATTTTATATGATCATGTCTTATTTCTGAAACAATATTTATTAACCCATTAACGTGTACATTACCTATTGTTTTATTCATTTTTAACATTCTGTAAGTTATGTCACCATCTTCTTCCCCAAAACCAATTAATCTTTCATCAAAAAATGACAACTCTTCAATTATTTTTTTATCAACTAAAAAATGAGAAAATGATGAGTTCATTTTTACAATTCCTTGGAAATGGTTTGATTTAAAAACTTCTTCACATTTTATAAAAATTTCATTACTGATAATCTCCACATCATCATTTAATATTAAAATATTGTCATTAGGTGAGTTAATAACTATAGTGTTCCACATTTTAGATAACCCTCTAGTTTCTAAAAAGAATGTAGGATATATTTGATTATATCTCTGACATAAAGATAAAACATTTTTTAAATATTGGTCATCTGTTTTACCGTCTTTTTCACCATTAATTGTTAATATTATTGGGTAATCAACAAAAGAACGAATTTGACCTACTAATTTTTCTAAAAATCCAAATCGTTTAGAAAAGGTTGTTATTCCTATTGTTAAGTTCATAAAAAATACTCTTTACCAAATGTTAATAATTCTTTATTTAAATTATTTTTTACAAAATCATAATAACCTTTAGTAACCTCTAATCCTTCAAAAAATGATAAATTAATTGTAATTCCATCTATTATATTGTTAGGTGTTGTTGTTTCATTAAATGTTAAATTATTTACCACAGGATCGTATCGTTGATTAACGAATTCAACAGTATGTTTATAATTTAAATATTCATAATGTTTATACCATAATTGTTTAAATGTATAATACTTTTTATTTGCAGATTGTAAGTGTATAATACCATATTCTTTTGTGTGTGAGGATGGTAAGTTTATATTTGGAGTTCTAGGTGTATGATATTGCCATAAATTAGTATCTAAATTAGATGTGTACTTTAAAGGAAGTACAAATGATCTATAATTATTAATATATTGAGGATCTGATCTATAATAATTTAAAGAATCGTTTACGATATTAAACCAATATAAATATAAGTTTGTATTATCATATATACTTAAAAATTTTTTAAAATCTCTTGTAATACTGGCACTTAGTAGTTCATCGGCATCTAAACAAATCACATAGTCAACATTTAATTCTCTTGATTTATTAATCATCTGCTGTCTTTGATATCCCTCATTGAATTTTTCTAAATTATCATTAATAATGATTATCTTTTCTTTGGGTAAAATATTTTGAATCACACTTAAAGTATTGTCTGATGAGTTATCATCATAGAAAATGAAATGGTCAACAGGATAAGATTTCCAAATAGGTAAAACATTTGAAAGTAATATTTCTTCGTTTTTTACCATAGTGTTTATAGCTACTCTCATATATTAAAATTATTTTGTTTTCTTGTTAAAAACAGATTTTGATCAAATTCATAATCTATTTGATTTTTAGTATGTATTATGTCGTGATTACCATGCCCCCAATCAGGATGTTCGTGACGTATTATTATAAAATCAAAATAAATGGTTTTATTTAATAATCGTGAAACCTCCATAAACTCATTATCTGACCAACATGATTTGTATCCTGGATAATAGATGTAATTAAACCTATTATAATATTTTTTACCTAATACACATAAAGTATTTAATGTTTCCTTTTGATATCCATCATTAAAATGTAGAACACCATCAGTATCTGAAAAATGTTCTTTCATTAATTTTTTTATTATAACATCGTATCCTTTAGTTTGTGGTATCATATCATCAGATGCTAGTAATACAATATCCCATTCTTGATCAAATTTATCTAAGTCTCTATTTACCGCGTCAACTTTAGATGTACTTTTTTCTATAAAGAAATATAGATTTTTCATAGTTTTCAATTGATCAATTATATCAGGACTATTCATTGATGGATCATCTTGATCAATTGTTATCAAGAAAATTATATTATCAATATCAGTACAATTTTGATAATATAATTTTAAGGTATTGAGAAACTTTTCGGGCCTACCTCTGGTAGGAAACTTTATAAGTAATTTCATATTTCCAATAATTTATTCATATCACATTTAACCGAATCATAGTTTGGTTCGGTATATTCTTTATTTAAAATGTAACCATCATTGTCTACGTAGTAGATCCAACCTGGTTTTCCACACATCCATCCCTCAATAGTCGTCCTACCTAATAATATACCAACAGTATTGTGACATTTTTTGGTAAATCTTTCAATATCATACACAGGATCAAACTTCTTCACATGGTCATATTTTAATAAATCACTTAAATAGTTTCCGTGGTCAGCACCTACTAAGTATAAATCTCTACCCTCTTCTTTTGTTTTCTCCGCAATGTCAAACAACATTTCTTTTCTAAGATAATCAATGGTTCCTACGAATAATGTAAACCCATTATCTGATGTATTTTTAGTATTAAATCTATTTTCATCAAATGGATTATATACCACATCAATCATATTTTCATCAATTGAAAAGTTATCAACCAAATGTTCTTTAATTGATGGTCTGATTGCTATGTATTTTCTTATTGATGGATGGATAAAGGGTTCTTCTAACATTTCTGTTGCGGATCTTATTGCCTTTTCGGAGTGAATGATATTGATCTTATCTGTGTTTGGATATATTTGACACATATATCTATTAATTGGTGTATGTTGTGTTAATATAAGATCAAAGTTAGTGTCTTTTACAAAATATAATTGGTTAGGTTGAGTAACAAATACACCTTCAGGTGTTTGTATACTAGACTTACCATCACCTAATTTAAACCCTGGTGGTTCTCTTAATGAAACAGTTTTAATCCCTTCATTGTTTGCCTTCATTGTTAAAGGTCCCCCAATTTCTGAACATACTGTAACATCGTGACCTAATGATTTTAATTTCTTAGATAATTCATACACATACATTTCAGATCCTGTAAATGTCCTAAAACTCAAACAAGTTATTAAAATTTTTAATTTTTCATCTTCTCTCAGTTTTACTCTTCTTGGTAATTGTTCTTTATATTTTTCAGCAAAAATCTGTTTGTTTTTTTCCCAACTATCATTGGTCATACCAATAGATAAGTGAGTAATTCTAACGTCAAAAATAACACCAATTTTAACCCCATCTAAAAGGTTTCTAAAAGAGAAGTTAATGTCATAGAAGTGAAATCCCTCTACTGTCTCATCAAAAGTTTTGGAAATTCTTTGTTTATGTAATGCAATAAACAAACCATCAACAACAGCTGCGGTTCTAATTTGGTTACCTAAATCTTCAGAGTATTTGTTTTCCCATTTGTTTCCTTCGTGTTCGTGATTAACAATACCCAACATTCTTCTACCTTCCCACCACATACCAGATTTTGGCATTTCAGGGGTACCTGCAACACCTAATATTCCGTAGTCTGATTTAGAAAAATGTTTTTCAATCTTTAATGCAAACTTTTTTGAATCAAAATATAAGTCATCGTGACACAACACCACAATATCAAATTCAGATTCTTCAATAATTTCATTATATACTTGAGATAATGATTTTTCACCATTATTTACCTTTTCAATGATTTGTACTTTTGGATGTCCTGCCGCACTTTTCAAATACTCAATAAACTCAGGTTTATGACTTCTTGTACTATAACCTATTGTAATCATATTCCCGTACTTCCAAAACCTTTATCTGATCTATCTTTATCTTCCACTTTTTTGTTAACTAACATTACTTTTGATCCTGAAACAACAGGACATAAAACCGCTTGTCCAACCTTCATCATATTGGGTACGTTAATTGGTTCTGTGGTAGAATTATATAAAATAACTTTAATCTCACCGGTGTATCCTTGATCAACAGTTCCAGGACTATTTAACACAAATAAACCTTGGTTCAAAGCTAAACCACTTTTAGATCTTACCTGTACTTCAAAACCTTTTGGAATATCTAATTTAATTCCTGTCGGTATCAATGTACGACTAAACGGTTGTAATATGATATGAGGACCAACGTTATATAAATCAAACCCCGAATCTGATGGGTAGTTATATGTTGGTGTAATTTTTTCATTTGTTTCTTCATCACACAACAACTCAAATTTAAGATTTACTTTGTGTAATAAATCATCAATCTCATTATCAAGATCATTCAAATCAATATTAAACATTTCTTTTATTTTATTTGAGATATCCTCATTTCCTGTTTCTTGGATTAGATCAAATTGATCTTCTAATTGTTGTCTAAGTTCCATCAATTCTTTAATGGAAATTTCAGAATTATTTAAGCTCATAAAATTTCTTTACTACTTGGTATAGTACCTTGATGTCTTTTTCGCAGTACTCGTTTATTTTTTCTTGACTATCAGTATTCCAATACGAAAAGTGTAAATTGTTTCCTGTTACTTCACCATCTTTGGAAGATTCAACATCCATTGACGCACACATTAGATCTAATGAACAAAGTGAGGTATAATTACCCAATTGCCAAAATTCTTTAGTATCCACCGCTTTTACTTCCCAAGGTTTAGTATCGGGTGTTGGTAATAGTGTTGATGGTTTAATACCATTCATTAAACTTCTTTTTATGATATATGGAATATCAAATGATTTAACATTGTGTCCACATATCCAAAAACCCATTCCTTGTACTTTATTAAGTAAGGAATGAGTTTCTTTCAGGATATGTTTTTCCTCACCACTAATTATTTTTGTAACAAAGTTCCCGTTAGGATCTTCAAATCCTGCCGCAACACATACGATTTTTCCAAATTCAGGGATTAGTGCAGAAACACTAAGATATAATTCTTCAATCGTTGATTCCTGATGTTCAGGATATCGTTTATCTAACCAAGATCTGTTTTTAATAAAAAATTCAGATATTCTTGGGTAATTTTTTGTGAAATGGAAAAAATCCTTTTCGGTTCCGACGGTTTCAATGTCTAAGAACAAAAGTTTTGTTAGAGGTGTGTTTATCATTATATTAAAGTTTTATACCATTCTGCCCTTGTTTTGGTAACTTGATTCAAATCGTAAGTATCTTTTACTGTTTCATATAGTCTTTGTCCCATATCAAAAGCCATATTAGGATTATCAACTAATTTTTTAACGTATTTGAACCAATCACTATGGTTTCTTTGTTCATCCACCAAAAGTGCGTTTCCATCTACAAAGTTACCATTTTCCAAGCAATGTTTCAAGTCAATAGTATAAGGTCCGATATTTGATGCGATCAACGCTTTCTTATAAAATCCTGCTTCAATTACTTTAAGTTGTGATTTAACTCTGTTGAAGATGTGATTTTTAATTGGTGCTAATGATACATCAAATTTTGAATAGTTTTTAGCATAAGATGTAACAGGTTTAGTCCAAACTCTTTGATAGAACTCGTCAGAATATTCAGGTCTATCTTCTTGTTTAAATTTCTTTAAGAAGGTTGAGTATTCAGGTGAGATAAGACTATGGTTATTTGTGAAAATATTTTCATAGGTAAACCAAACAGTTTCTTCAGGTTTAATAGGTCTTTGTTTCTGTTCACCTGTTTGTTGGTTAATTTCAGTCATAGTTCCTCTAGTGTCAAACCCACATAAATAAACTTGCATTTTATCTTTAATAGGACTTACTTTTGGAAATAAATCATTTAAGAACATTAAATCGTGTAAGTGAGATGAACCCCCTAACCAACCAATACGTAGTTTATCCGATGGTTGTGTTTTCTCTTTGAATTGTGGTTCGTTTGGATCAATAGCGTTTGGATAAATTACAACATTTTTATTGTATTTTTTAATTTCATCCGCAAAGATTGTTGTAGTTGTTGTAACATACTTAGCTACTTTAATATTCTCAATAATCTTTTCATTGATCTTATTTGCAACGATAATATCGTGGATAGGGTGTTCTTTACCGGGTAACCAATAATCATCAATATCCAGTATTGTAATTACACCTAATGAATTTAATGTTTTTATCGCTTGTATTGATCTGTCAAAATCAGGTCCTAAACTTCTGTGCATGTGAATGATTTGATAACTCATCAAATGACCTATGTTGTTTAAGTCAGGATTAAACTCAATATCAATATGGAAATCATCTGGATACAGATTTTGTAAAAAAATGTGTGGATCAACTGATCTAAATTTACCTACACCTGTTCTGTCAGATGGTACGACTAGTACTCTAATTTTTTCTTTTTTTGTTTCACTCATAATTATATTTTTTCTAATTTAATTGTAATATAAAATGAACGAAACATAAAGTACGTCAAATAAAAAACCCTCACTTTTTGTGAGGGTTTACATTAAATTGTTTTTTTAACCTTTTTGATCGTACCTTCAAAAATATGTTTTCCTATTTTGATTTGGATCATCTCTTTTGAATTTGTTGTTGATTCAATCAACAATCCACTTTCTTCCAACACTTCAGATAGTGCTTCACGAATCATATCTTTAAGTTCTGTAGGATCTATTGATGGTGATGAGTTCTTCTGTATTGGGGTTACCGTGTTATTTTTTTGTAGTCCCATCAACTTACTCGCCTTTTCAGCCAATTCATTACTAATACCAACCGCAGGACCTGCAGGTTGTACTATTGGGTTTTCCATCATTAGTCTCTTGATTTCATCAGGAAGTTTAGAACTTAAAATTCTATCTTTTGTTGGTGGTCCCTGTGTTTTAGGTGTTGGTGTTTGGACTTCAGATAACAATTCTTGAGGAATATTGTAATTTGCCGATACCGGTTCATATCCCTCAACCATTGGGTTGGATAATGCCATTGCGTCCATATTACCTCTTTTTATTCCACTATGTTTATCCATTATGGCTTTGGATACCATAAGTTTTGATATTAAATCATTTTCATTTTTCATGCTTCAGTTACTCCTGGTTCATTTTCTTGTCTTGCGTTTATGATAACTCTTGTCATAGACTTATCTCCGTTAATGTTATAATCAGATGGTAAAGTTGTAAAGTTTTCACCTGTAGGTTTAAATGATTGTATTTTATCAACACGAAATAATCTCCAACTAGGTAATGGTCTTTTACCTAAATACGCTTTGTGTGAAGCACCTTCAAGATCCCAAGCACGTAACACTTGGTTATTCGCTTTTGAATAACCCAAACATACTGGCCACACTTCTCTAAGACCACGACCTCCGGGTTCATCACCATCGTAGTATATAACCACAACTTGTTTTTTCTTAATAGCATCGGTTATTGTTTGAACGGATACCCCTTCTAAAACAAGTTGTTTAACGGTATTAAGTAATTTCATCAATCAACTACTTTATATGGGTTTGATGGTGAAAACTTATTTATCTTAACTTCAAGTTTTCTCTCGGTTACGTCAATAGACGTACCCGCATTTTCATTATATACATCTAAAAACACACCAGTACCTCTACCCATTTCATCACCATCGGCAAGCGCATCAGGGTTAGTTGCATTATATTCGTTTTTAAATTGAACAAAATCATTTCTTGGAAATAATATTGCTCTTTGTTGTTCTGCGATTTTTGATAACCTATTTGCTGGTTGTGAAAAATCTAATGGTTCTAGTGCCATATTATAATAGTTTACTCATTATTTCGTTTATTCTTTTAAGACTTTCTGTAACAGCCATGTCCAATTTTTCAACCTTCATATTTATATTGTCTTTACCTACTTTAGCATCACTTGATGAAGGATTACTATTGTTGTCCATGCCGGTGTTTTCTCTATTATCACTACTTCTTTCAATACCTTTTCTATCCATTTCCAAACTACTATTTACCCAATTTCTCATATAATCACCACCATTTAAGATATATGGTGCGTCATTTTTTTTACCTTTGAAGTTGTCAAACCAGTTTTTTATTCTTTTCAATACAGAATAACTTACTTGTTTTTTTGAGACAAGATCTCTATTTCTTCTAAACCCTTCAGTATTTTCATCTTTGTTTTTAACGTGATTAAAACATTGATCTAAATACTTCACTAGTTTGTTAGGTAATGGATAATTTTTTCCGTATAGTTGTTTATTCATCTCTATTTAGTAATTTCAAAATTTCTTTATTTGAGATTCCTTCTTTATCAGCCATTCTTTTAAGGGTTTTTAATTGTCTTAAAAAGAACTTTGAATAATCAAGATCTTTAAATAAAATATCAGTATCTCTTAATTTTTTGGATATTATATCTTCTAACATTTTTTCTTCCTTTTCAGATAATGTCAATCTATCTATAAATCCTTTTTTTCTTCTAATTGATTTTGGTGCCTTTTTTGTTCTTTTACCTGAAGGATCTTTACCTTGTTGTTCTGTTCTATCTTTTGCTTCTTCAGGTGATAAGTCTAAATTATCCTTAAAATATTTATAAGTTTTTTTACCATCTAAATCTTTTGTTTCCTCATAACCAAACGCATCAGACATATCTGTTTCTCTAACAACCGATTCACCATAATACACACGATAACCTCGTAAGATTGGATTCATAGTTTGTCTTGTAGCCGCAACTGTTTGGTCTTGAGTTTTCTTTGGATGTAGTCTTGAATTAAGAATGGGGACGTTAGAACTAGATATTGACAAATCATCATCTACAAACTCATCAACCTCAGTTTTTTTAATTTTCTTAATCTCATTCTCAATATCATCAATTTTGAATTTCCCCCTACTTCCAACGGCTTTTGACATCAAGTTTTTTATATCATTTTTTGATGATTTTTTGAACTTAACTGACTTGTCCTTTTTTGTTGCTTCGGACAATGTGTTTTCAACACTATAATATAAAGTATATCCATCTTTATTCTCTTTCAAGAAAAAGTAGTAAGGTGGATAAAAAAGATCTTTACCTATGAAACTCATAAACTTTTTATCAATAAATATCTATTAGTTGCGTATTTATCTGTAATGGCATATCAAAATATAAATCAATATGTATTTAGTAAGGTTTATCTTAAACCTGCTATAGAAATATCAGACATTTCATTAACATCTGATGAAAAAGATTTTAATGAAGAAGTTGTGTTTTCTACTGACGTTATCGGTGCAAATGACGGTAACGTTTTACCTATTAACATTAACTTGGATTTTTCAGGTTCGGCACAACCTTTAGATATTACCTATTACGGACCTTATCCCTACAATAACATTTTAATTTCTAAGAATTACTATAACCTTGAAAATTATTCTCGTTCATTTTTAGAAAGTGGGTGTTTTTTAAGTGAAACTATTTGTGATATTGGACTAACAGGTATTGATAACGGATTGATGTCAGGAATGACAGGTAACTCTATTAGTTATACTATGGGATTACTAACCGGTAATTCTATGTTTGATAGATACTCATACGATAGAAGATTTAAGATGTTCCAAGTAAAATCTAATGTCAGAGAGTTGGGTTCGTATTTTTCAGGTATAACCGCAGCGACTGATTATGGTGTGGTTTCATTTGACGAATACCCTTACGGAAGGTATCACGAATTATATGGTTCTTTTTACCAAGGTTTTTATAAGTTATTTGGATATGATTACGAAGTATTACCGACAAGATTTCATAAAGGATGGTCGGTAGAAATGTTGTTAAGACCCAGAGTTAGTAATGATTATTTACCAACAGTTGGTGAAACAACATTAAATGAATATTACCCAAACAATAAGAACATATTCTTTTATATGGGTACTCGTGCCGAGGATAAATTCTATCATCCGGCCGATTACATACTAACAGGTACTTCAAGTGGTTATACACCGGTTACACAAACCTCAAAAGAGTTAGTAACTTGTGCTTGTTCAAATACGGCAATAACCAATTCAGATTGTATTACAGTTTATCCTAAACAAGGGACGACTAACATACATAAAATAAATTATTTTGAACAACCGAAAGTATCTTGTGAAACTGTTTTAGACCCAATTCATAATCCTTTAGATGATTCAATGTCGAACGCTCTCGCAGTTATGTTTAGTGGTAATCCACTTAACCCAAATATTTGTGCTAGAGTATTGAAAATAACAGGTGATTGTACGACATCAGGTTCTTGTTTTAATACGGGTCAAACTTATACAAGTGGATATACAATTGAGACATATTGTTCTACTAGTAGAATTTATGATAGTTGTACCGGAACAACTTGGGTTGAATATCCTCATTGGGTTCAAGTTGATATCTCATTTGAGAGAAATATGTATTTAGATGATTGTGATTTATACTGGCGAGGAGGAATTGGTAATCTAACTCACTCGGCTTACACCGCATCCATGGCAAGTAACTCAATTAGTTTGGTTAGACCACCAGTAACTCATGATGATTTACCCGAAGAACAGATTGAAATAGTTTCATTAGATCGTGAATGGATTGATGATTTATATTATAGATTAGGTAAATTAACAATTTATGTTAATGGTAAGAAATTTTTTGTTATAGATAACTTTGAAGAAGTAATACCAAGACCATTAAATGAAAGAAAAGAAAGACAGGTTGGTGTCCCATTCAACATATCTTGGGGTGGGGGTACACAAGGATTACATGAAAATTTGGTTTTAAGTGCTTTGACAACAGGAAATACTTTTACATACCAACAAGATCCACAATTATTCCCCGATTACATTTTACAACAAACAAGTTTAAGTGGGTTAAACACAAATATTTTAATTGAACAATCATTTGCAGGAAGTTTTGATGGGGCAATCTCACAATTTAGAATGTATTCAAAACCATTAAGTGTTCCTGAAGTTCAACATAATTTTAGAATATTAAAAAATAATTTTGGGTTGTTAGACCTTTTCTGTGTTAATTGTGATTACACTCCAACAACTCTGTATTTATCAACAGAAGATGATGATATATTAACCACCGAAAATGGTGATGAAATTTATACAAAAATAATTTGATATGGCAAATGTTAAAATAACTGAATTACCTTTATTAGGTGATCAACCCGGTGGTGGGGACCTATTTCCAATAGTAGATATTAGAAATACACCAACTACTAAAAAAATAACATTATCCGGAATGGCTCAATCAGTTGTTTCAACCGGATGGAATGTATATACTGCTAATATTTATTCAACCGGTAATACTGTTAATATTAATAGTAATTTATATGTAACTGGTAATACTAGACTAGATAATGCTGCAAATTTCTTAAATAGTACTGCAACAATAAATAATTTATTGGTTACCGGTCAAACAGAATTTAGTGGTAATACCTTAATTTATAATAATTTAACAATTTCCGGTAATAGTAGTTTTTATGGTTTAACAAACTTTTATAATAATTTATTTATTAATAGTGGTATAACAATCAATCTTTTAACAGTTACAGGTGTTTCATCATTCTTAAGTGCTGTAACAGTATTTAATAATACAATTTTGAATACATTAAATGTTACCGGTATAACAACTTTTAGTAATGGGGTTAGGAATAACTCAGCAACTTCGGTAGGATCTTCGGATTTAAGTTTAGGGTTTGGAACATATGCTACAGGAGGATTTTCCATTGCATTAGGAACATTCTCACAATCAACAGGTCCAAACTCATTATCTCAAGGTACTTACGCAAGATCTATCGGTCAAAACTCAACCGCTCTTGGTAATTATACAACATCAAATAATACGAATTCATTTACGTCAGGTGATCACACAACTTCTGATGGTGATAATCAATTTGTTGTTGGTAGATACAACTCACCAATAACCGATTCTAATACCTTATTTATCATTGGTAATGGTGCTGATGGTTCTCTTAGTAATTCTGCGGTATTTAAAAGTACGGCAACGACTATAAACACCACAACCACAATAAATGGATCTTTTTTATTACCTCAACCATCTACTCCCCCAACAAATAGTGGAGATACTGGAACAACAGGAACCATAACTTGGGATTCTGATTTTATTTATATTTGTGTGGGAACTAACCAATGGAAAAGATCCTCTTTATTGGGTTGGTAACCTATACTTTTATTTTTTATAATTTATGTTTATTACAAACATAAGTTAAATGGCTAAAAGACGTAATAGTAAGATCTTTGTTCAGATTGCATCATACAGAGACCCACAACTTGAACCAACAATTAAATCAATGTTGGAAAATGCTGACAAACCCGAAAATTTAGTTTTATCAATTTGTCGTCAATATAACCATGAAGATGGTTTTGATACATTGGATGAATATCGTAAGGATAAAAGATTTAAGATTATTGATGTAATCTACACAGAATCCAAAGGTGCTTGTTGGGCAAGAAATTTATTACAACAACAATATGATGGTGAGGGTTACACACTACAATTGGATTCACACCATAGATTTACACCTCATTGGGATACAGAACTCATTAAGATGGTTAAAGATCTACAAAATGATGGTTATCCAAAACCACTTTTAACAGGTTATATTCCATCTTTTGATCCTGATAATGATCCTGGCGCAAGAGTACAGGAACCTTGGAGAATGGTGTTTGATCGTTTTATTCCAGAAGGTGCGGTTTTCTTTTTACCTGAGACAATTCCAAATTGGCAATCATTAAACAGACCGGTAACATCAAGATTTTATTCGGCACATTTTTGTTTTACCCTTGGTGAGTTTTCTGAGGAAGTACAACACGATCCATTATTTTATTTTCACGGGGAAGAGATATCAATTGCCGCGAGAGCTTACACACATGGTTACGACTTATTTCACCCACACAAACCAATTATTTGGCATGAATACACAAGAAAAGGAAGAACCAAACAATGGGATGATGATAAACAATGGGGTGATAAGAACAACGTAGCACACAAACGAAACAGAGTATTGTTTGGTATGGATGGTGAGACAGACGTTATAGATTTTGGAAAATATGGTTTTGGGTCAGTTAGAACACTGAGAGAATACGAAAAATTCTCAGGGTTATTGTTTGAACGTAGAGCGATCCAACAAGAAACGATTGATAAAAAATATCCACCAAATACGTACAACTATCAAACAGAAGAAGAGTGGAAAGATAGTTTCTCAAGTATATTCAAACATTGTATTGATGTTGGATATTCACAAGTACCTGAAAAAGACTATGAGTTTTGGGTTGTCGCGTTCCATGACGAGGACGACAATACAATATTTAGAAAAGATTCTGATATAAACGAAATAAACGGATACTTCAACGATCCTGATGGATATTGTAAGGTATGGAGAGAATTCCAAACAACTATCAAACCTAAATATTGGGTTGTTTGGCCATATAGTACATCTAAGGGTTGGTGTGAAAGATTAACAGGTAATTTATGAAAAAAATAGCTTTCCATAGTAATCAACTATGCTTACGAGGAACTGAAGTAGCGATGTTTAATTATGCCAAATACAATGAAGAAATATTAGGTAATAAAAGTGTTATATTTTCATTTCCTGGTGCTAATATGGACGCGTTACCTAAGTTTCAAGAAAGATTTGAAGTTGTATTGATAGATTGGTGGGGATATGAAACTTATCTAAAAGAAAATAATTTTGATTTTCTTTATGTTACTAAAATGGGATTAGATGATGGTTATTCTTTTAATGAACCAAAAACAATAGTACATACTGTGTTTAGATTTAATAACCCACATGGGTATAAATATATTTATATCTCTGATTGGTTAGCTAAAGACCAAGGATATGACCCTGAAACTCATTCATTACCATATATTTGTGAAAAATTACCAGAAGTTAATTATAATTTAAGAGAAGAACTGGACATCAAATTAACATCTAAAGTATTTGGATGTTACGGAGGATCAACTGAATTTAATATTCAGTTTGTAAAAGAAGCTATTATTGAAACTGTTGAAAACAGAAATGATATTACGTTTATTTTTATGAATGTTGATGAGTTTTATTCACACCCACAAATTAAATTTTTACCAGGTTCATATGACTTAAATAAAAAGTCGGCATTTGTTAATACATGTGATGCTATGATTCACGCTAGAAGTGGTGGTGAAACGTTTGGTTTGGCTATTTCAGAATTTGCTTTGTCAAATAAACCAATTATTACTTATGAATTATCAGGAGAAAGAAGTCACATTGAAATTTTGGGAGAAAGAGGGATCTATTATAAAGGAAAAGAAAATGTTTACGACATCATTAATAATCTTGATAATTATATTAAATATGATGATTATTATACCCCGTATCTTCAGTTTTCACCTGAAATTGTAATGTCAAAATTTAATAAATTTATATCATGAGAGGAGTATTTACATTATTGTCGGTAAATTGTGGGAACCCAATGTATTTGGATGCAACATCTAATTTGATTGATGAAATTTTAAACCGAACTGATTTTGATATTATCTTAACAACTAACGAGGTTATTTATTTTTCAAATAAAATAAATAACAGAGTTATAATTCGGGAAATTAACGACTCATCACTAATTCTAAAATACTCGGCGGGTTTTAATTACAACTTGAAGTTTTTATCATTTCAAAATATTCCTGAAAAGTATGATTATATAATTTATTTAGATGGGGATATAAAATTAAAAGGATGGAGACAAGAATCAATAAATTTAATTGAGAGGTTATTAGAAAATAATGAAGTTATTGGGACTAGATTAGATGCTGTATTAAAAAATGAATATAACTATTATTTAGATAATATGAGTAATACATTCTCACATAAATTTGATTCGTATGAAATCTTAAAGTACAACCTAAATGATGATATATTTGAATCACGATTACCAAGTGAACATTTTTTAATATTAAAAAATGTTCCAAATAAGATAAAAACGTTTGCTGATAACTGGTGTGAAATGAATACTTTTTTACAAAATAAAAATGGGGAAGGCGGTAGTCATTGTGATGCTTTTGAAATTGGTATTTCCTTGAGGAAAGCCGAATTAAATGATATGTTTGATATGTCTTATGGTGACACGGTTACCATATTAGGTTTTGAATTTAATGGTAATAAAAAATAGAATATGATTAAAATAGATAGTTACCCATTTAATTCTGTTGGTTTAGGAAATAAACTATTTATGTATTCTTATTGTAGATTACTTGCAGAAAATCTAAATTATAGTTTAGTCAGTCCATCTTTTGAATATAATTTACCCAATACGCAATATCAAACTCCCAATATAGAACATAAATTTCAAGATTTAGAGGGCTTAGATTTTTCACAAAATGAACTATACGGAATTGATGATGGGTTTTCAACATTACATAAAACAGTAGACAATGCTATTGATTTTTTATCTACTAAAAATTACAATATTATTAGTGGTGGGTATTATCAAAAATATTCATATTGGAAAAATCATAAAGAAAAGGTTAAGTCATATTTTAATGATTTCATATCAGTGAATGAATCTTATGATGAAAATAAAGTTGCAATTCATTTAAGAAATGATCCATTAGATAAAAGATTTAAGGTATATCCAAAATATTATATTGACTCAATTGAAAAAATGAATGTACCGGAAATTTATATCTATGCCGATAACATTATTAATCACGAAGATGTATTAAAAGCATTAGAACCGTATAATCCTATTTTAATGAAAACAAATGAACCAGACACGTTTAAAGATTTGACTAAATATAAAAACATAATATGTAGTCAAGGTAGTTTCTCATTTTGGGCGGCATTTTTAAGTAGGGCAAATAAAATAATATACCCAATCACATCCTATTTTCCCAACGCACAAAATGATAATTATATAGATTATGTGGTAGATGATGAGGATAGGTACGAATATGTAATGATAGAATAAATGAAAAAAATTAGAGTTTCAGCTGGATGGGATAATTCACAAAATATAACTGAAAGATTAATTAAACAATTCAAAACAGAAGACATTAATTTAGATGGTATCCAATTTGTTTATGATGATGATTATGATGTTGTTGTATTTTTTAATTATGTTAATCTAACTGTAAAGGAAAATACGAGACTATTTGTTTTTCCACACGAACCTACATTTTCAGGGAGTCATCAAAAAATATTTAATGAAGATTTGACTATATTTGGTTATGAAGAGTGTTTATATAATAAACCATGTATTGAAACCCCATCACATACGTTTTATGGAGGTAGAGGGCCATGGATGGATCCGTTAGATTTCTGGTCTTATGATAACTTAAAAAGTTATAATTTTACAAAAACAAAAAATATATCATCATCAATTACAAGTTTAAACAAATTAGAAGGACCTAATTGTCTCTATCCCCAAAGATATCAAATTGCTCAAATGATTAACGAACATTTACCTTTTGTGGATGTGTACGGTGGTTGGAAAAATAGTCCAAAAAGACACGACTCGTTGGTTAATTATAAATTCAACATCTCAATTGAAAACGAATATCAAAAAAACTGGATTTCTGAAAAATTTTACGATTCAGTTTTAACAGATACTATACCTATTTATTTTGGGTGTAAAAATATTAAAGATATATATCCTGAAGACGGATATATCTTAATAAATGATATTAACAATCTTGAAGAGATAAGTAACTTGTTAAATCATATAAACAATAATTCTGATGAAATTTATAAACAAAAAATAGAAGGACTAAAACAAATTAAAAAAAGATACTTTAAGGAGTTTAATCTATTAAAAAAAATAATAACATTATAGTATGAATTACGAAGATAAAGTTTACAAAAAATCAAATTTAGAACATAATGATAGTATATCCACGTATGATGGATGGGGTGCTCAACAAAACCCAAATGTTTTTGAGACCTTCCACTATTTTTTGAATGATATAAAACCAAGTAGAATATTGGAAATAGGTACCTCAATCGGGGGCTTCACATCATTTTTGAATTATACCTGTAAAAAAATATCAATTGATTGTCATATTTTGTCTTATGATATTAACGAACATAGTTGGTATAAAGATATGATTTCAGAAGGTATTGATGTTAGAGTTGAGAATGTTTTTAATTACGATTATTCAGAGGTTAAACAGGAAGTTATTGACTTCATCCAACAAGACGGAGTTACTTTAATTCTTTGTGATGGGGGTAGTAAAATACATGAATTTAATCTATTATCAAACTATCTAAAAACTGGTGATTATATTATGGCACATGATTATTCTCAGGATAGGGAAACTTTTGAACGAGATGTTTATATGAAATTATGGAATTGGTATGAAATATCTGATTCTGATATTGAGAACGCTTGTATTAAAAATAATTTAATAAGTTATAAAAAAGAAACCTTTGATAAGGTTGTTTGGGTTTGTAAGGTAAAAAGATAATTATGATCACAATAGTTACAGGTTTATGGAATATTAACAGAGATGGATTAACCGAAGGGTGGTCACGGACATTCCAACATTATTTAGACAAGTTTGATCAATTATTAAAAATTGAAAATAATATGATTATTTTTGGTGATGACGAGATTGAAAAATTTGTTTTTGAACGAAGAGACATATCTAATACTCAATTTATTAAAAGAGATGTTTCTTGGTTTAGAAGTAATGAATATTATGAGTTAATCCAAGATATAAGAAAAAAACCTGAATGGTATAACCAAGTAGGATGGTTAGTGGAGTCTACTCAAGCTAGATTAGAATTATATAATCCATTGGTTATGTCAAAACCTTTTTTATTACATGATGCTAAGATATTAGATAAATTTGAATCAACTCATTTAGTATGGATTGATGCGGGTATTACAAATACTATTCATTCCGGATATTTCACTCACGATAACATTCAAAATAAATTTGACACACTTTTCAAAAAAGTAAGTTTTATTTGTTTTCCTTATGAAACAACATCTGAAATTCATGGTTTTGAAATAAATGCAATGAATAAATATGCCGGTGATGATGTTAAGTATGTGGGTAGAGGTGGTATATTTGGTGGACCAAAAGAAATGATTACCCAGTTTAATTCAGACTATTACTCAATGTTGATGGAGACGTTAAGAAGTGGTTATATGGGTACTGAAGAATCTATATTTAGTATTTTGTTGTATCGTAATTCAGAAAGATATAATTATTTTGAAATAGAAGGTAATGGATTGATTAGTAAATTTTGTGAAGATGTTAAAAATGATAATGTTGTTACAAAATCATTTAAGAAAGTTTTATATAATCACGACACAGACAAGACAGGATTATATGTAATAGGATTTAATAGTCCAAAACAATTTGAAACTCTAATATTTTCAATGTTAGAGTATGATAGAAACTTTATAGATGATACTAAAAAGTACCTGTTAGATAATTCAACTGATCTATCAACTACTGATGAATACAAAAAACTATGTGAAATTTATGGTTTTGAACATATAAAGAAAGATAATTTAGGTATTTGTGGTGGAAGACAGTGGATTGCGGAACATTTTGAAGAATCGGGATTAGATTATTATTGGTTTTTTGAAGATGATATGTTCTTTTATCCAAAAAAAGGTGAAGTTTGTAAAAATGGTTTAAATAGATATGTTGAAAACTTATACAACAAATCTATGGGTATAATTAACAATCAAAATTTTGATTTTCTTAAATTAAATTATACTGAGTTTTTTGGAGATAATGGCACACAATGGTCTTGGTATAATGTCCCACAAAATATTAGAGAAGAGTTCTGGCCAACATACCCAAAATTACCTCAAATCGGAACCGATCCTAACGCACCAAAAACAAAGTTCAACAATATTAGATCATATCAAGGTGTTCCATATGTTGATGGTGAGATATATTACTCAAATTGGCCACAGGTTGTAAGTCGTGAAGGTAATAGAAAAATGTTTTTGAATACTAAATGGGCACATCCATATGAACAAACTTGGATGAGTTTTATGTATCAAGAACACAAAAAAGGTAATCTAAATGGTGCGTTATTGTTAATGACACCAACTGAACACGATAGGTTTGATCATTATTCAAGAGACTTAAGAAAAGAATCATAATGATATATTTATCATTATGGAATTTTTTATAAGAAAAGACGCAACATTACCACTTCTAAAAATGCAAGTGGTAAATGATGGAAGAATGACGTTTGAAAATTTTATGAATACGTTAGAAACCGCTTCCATATATTTTTCAATGACAAACACGGATAATGGTATTATAAAAATCAATACATTACCTGCAAGAATTGTGGAAAAAACAAATATGGATCCTAACGCAAAACCTGAATATTATATTTACTACAAATTTAGACCTGTTGATACAAATAAAGCAGGTAGGTTTGAAGGTGAGTTTATTATACAGACCGAAAATGGTACCTTGATCACACCAATTAGAGACCGACTTTTCATAAACATAACTGATTTTTCATAATTATATCTAATGAATTTTTTTATAAAGAAAAACTCAACATTACCAAAGTTAAAATTTGAATTGATCAATGATGGTCGTAGTGATTATCTGTTGAATACTGCTTTGGGTAATTCTGACACATTTTATTTGTCTTTGTGGGACATTGAAAAGAAAATATACAAAACAATAAAAAAAGAATGTACGATAACCAGTGAAGTAAATGAAGAAGGGTTATTAAGTTACTTTATAAATTATCAATTTAGTTTGAATGAAACTAAAGAAAGTAAAACATTTGAAGTTCAGATTTCTCATATTGATGAACGAGGTACCGAAATATTCCCAATCAAAGAAAAAATTTATTGTATGGTTTTAGATTCTTTTGGTGGTGAACTTCAAACAAATAATACTAAATATAAATTAAATATTTCTTGTTGTTCATCAAATGTTGATTTTCCATCGCTAACACCAAGAAGAACCCAAACCCCCACACCAAGTATTACACCAACTATTACACCAACACCAAGTATTACACCAACTATTACACCAAGTATTACACCAACTATTACACCAACTATTACACCAACACCAAGTATTACACCAACCAATACACAAACTTGATATGACCTGTTGTTGATTTTGTTGTTTTTTTAAGATATCTTTGTGGTGTTAAGGTTAATGTCCGTTTGTCGGGCAGCGAATGTACCACACGAAAAAAATATTTTATGATTGATCAAAACGAAATTGAAAGGTTTTTGCAAGGAAATGATCCTGAGCAATACATTGTCGGTGTTGAATATGATTATACCAAAGATTGTATTTGGAAAATTATTGAACACCCGATCCACGGAAAACAAATCAAAAAAGACACATTTATTCCATTTGCTTGGGTTGGTGATTTAAGGGGGTTAAACTTCTATAAATCTTCCAAAGCGGCACAGAAGGAAGCGATGACAAAACACAAAATTGTCATTGAAAAACTCCGTACGGATGATGATGAAAGATTAGAAAAAGGTCTTACGTTTATGGTAAGATCCTTAATGGGATATAGAAATCTAATACAATTTTTTAGAGAGGGTGGAGTTGATCCGTGGGGTGAAAACACTAAGGATCTTATTATGGTCTTACCACCTGTAGAACAATTCTTAATATCAAAGGAAAAACGATTATTCAAAGGATTTGAGGAGTATGATGAGATTACTAGATTTGTATTTGACTTGGAGACGACCTCGTTAGAACCAAAGGATGGTCGTATCTTCATGATTGGTATGAAAACCAATAAAGGATATCGTCGGGTTATTGAATGTACTAACGACGATGAGGAACGTGCAGGATTGATTGAATTTTTCCGAGTTATAAACGAGTTAAAACCAAGTATTATCGGTGGTTATAACTCCGCAAACTTTGACTGGTATTGGATATTTGAAAGAACAAGAATTCTTGGTTTGGATATTAAGAAGATTGCTCAAACATTAAATCCTGAAGTTAAGATTAAACAAAATGAGTCTTTGTTGAAATTAGCCAATGAGGTTGAGAAGTATAACCAAGTTGGTATGTGGGGTTATAACGTAATTGATATTATCCATTCAGTTCGTAGAGCACAGGCAATCAATTCAAGTATTAAAAGTGCGGGTCTTAAATATATTACCCAATATATTGAAGCCGAGGCACCTGATCGTGTGTATATTGACCACTTGGATATCGGACCTTATTACAGAGACAATGATGATTTTTGGTTGAACGTTACCAACGGTAAATACAAAAAGGCAGATAAACCTGAATTTAATGATTTGGATGTTCGTTTTCCTGGTGTTTATAAAAAGATCAGTGGTAGGGAATTGGTTGAGATGTATCTTGACGATGACTTGGAGGAAACTCTCAAAGTGGATGAAGAATTTTCACAAGGTTCGTTCTTGTTGGCATCACAGGTACCAACAACATATGAGAGAGTTTCAACAATGGGTACGGCAACGTTATGGAAAATGATTATGTTGGCTTGGTCCTATAAATACAAATTGGCAATTCCTGAAAAACAAGGTAAAACAGACTTTGTTGGTGGTCTATCAAGATTGATTACTGTAGGGTATTCTAAGAACGTATTGAAACTCGACTTTTCATCACTTTACCCATCAATCCAATTAGTACATGATGTGTTCCCAAAATGTGACATTACAGGTGCGATGAAGGGGATGTTAAAGTATTTCCGTGATACTCGTATTAAATATAAACAACTCGCCGAGGAGTTTTATACTATTGATCCTAAAAAATCAGTATCTTATGACCGAAAACAACTTCCTATTAAGATTTTCATTAACTCGATGTTTGGTGCGTTATCTGCTCCACAAGTATATCATTGGGGGGATATGTATATGGGAGAACAGATCACCTGTACTGGTCGTCAATATTTAAGACAGATGATTAAATTCTTTATGAAGAAAGGGTATCAACCACTTGTGATGGATACCGATGGTGTGAACTTTTCATCTCCTGACGATATTGATAATCGTAAGTATATTGGGAAAGGAAACAATTGGAAAGTTAAGGAGGGTAAGGAATATACAGGAGCCGAAGCTGATGTTGCCGAATATAACGATTTATTTATGAGAGGTGAAATGGCGTTAGATACTGATGGTGTTTGGCCGTCCTGTATTAACATCGCTAGAAAGAACTACGCTCTTATCACTGATAAAGGTAAGATTAAACTTGTTGGGAACACGATTAAATCTAAGAAGTTACCGGTATATATTGAGGAATTCTTGGATAAGGGGATTAAGATGTTATTGAAAGGTGAGGGTAAGGAATTTGTTGAGTATTATTATGAATACCTTGATAAGATCTATAACAAACAAATTCCTTTAGTTAAGATTGCTCAGAGAGCAAAAGTTAAGTTGAGTATGGAGGATTATAAAATCCGATGTTCGTCCACAACTAAAGCGGGTAATTCTATGAGTAGAATGGCACATATGGAGTTAGTGATGAAAGACGGAATATCTGTGAACCTTGGTGATGTTATTTATTATGTAAATAATGGAACTAAAGCATCTCACGGAGACGTTCAAAAAGTTACAAGTGTCAAGGCCAAAAAGGAAATGGAAGAACAGATGTTGGCTTATGGTAAAGTTAATGATCCTAACCAATATTATGATCCTACAGTTAAAATAAATTGTTACAGATTAGATCCGGCTGACATTGAGAATAATCCTGATTTATTAGGAGATTATAATGTACCGAGAGCGGTTGTTACATTTAACAAACGTTTAGAACCACTTATGGTTGTGTTTGGTGAAGAAGTTAGAAATAGTCTTTTGGTTTCCGAACCCGAAAATAGAGGATTGTTTACCGCAACACAATGTGAATTGGTTAATGGTCTTCCATTAGAAGATGGTGATCAAGACTCCCTACAAGAAGTATTGACCATATCTGAAGATGAGTTTAAATATTGGGGAAAAAGAGGATTAGATCCATACTATATGTATGAAAACGCAACAGAGGGTTGGGAACAGTTCATTTAAACTGTTTTCAACCCATCTGATGATAGAATATACCAGTTCCCTTCAACAAACCTGAAATCAACACAGGCACCTTTTTCTAAAATAATTTCATCCCATTCTTCGTCAATACGACCAAAATCTGGAATAATTAAAGCTCCGTTTAGTACTTTAACAATTATTGAATCACCTAATTGTGAGTTTAATTTAATCTTACAATTATTTTTTGCAATAACTAATGATTCACCACTAGTTGTGATGATATCTAAATCACTAACTAATGTTCTTCTTAGGTCAGGTAAACTTGTTCTTACAATTGTTCTTTTAACTTGTTGCATATTATATCGCTTGAATTGGTACTTTAAACGCTCTGAATTTAAGTTGTTTATTTAGGTTTTCAGCAATAGATGCTTCTTTTTCCATTTGTTTTTCAGGTCGTAGTCTTTCTAAACGTAATTTAAGTTCCTCTAAAAGTGTAGATTTTTCGTCTTTAGCTTCAGTCTGAAGTGTTGTATACTCCATTTGAAGTTCTGAATCCGGTGTCTTTAAGTTACCCGAGTATTTACCCCTAACTCTAGCCAAAGTTTCTTTAACATAGGCAGTAAACCAACGACGAACCCATTGTTGTGCTGGTACATTCAAATCAATCCAAGATAAATTTTCTAATGGAACATCGGAAGGTAATTTAACGATATCAGGATTTGCTGATAAACACGCATCTCTATTATCATCGGTAGTATCATAATACCAATAAAAAACTCTGTATTGATTATATCCGATATTTCCAAAATTAAATTTACCACCAGGAACGTTTAATAAGTGAACCATTTTCTTTCCGTCAGGAAGTGCGGTAATTCTATAGGTAAGATCGGAACCTAAAATTCTTGATTTAAGATTGATATCTTGCATACGAGCAACCATATCATAAGCCGACATCATAAAGTATCCACCTTGGAATCCCATTTGAGAGAAACCGGCAGGACCACCAATACCGGGACCACCTAAAAATCCCATAGACCAAGGATCAAATAATGTATTATTTAATGCCGGTCTTGTGTACCACATTAACTCATTAACTTCTCTACCTGCAGGAATTTCATATAGTTGTTGATTTGGTGTAAGATCAAAAAAATCTTGTTTCAATACCCAAGGACCATTTGTTTGTAATCCCACAATTTTTGAATAAGCGTAAGTGTATTGAGTTTCCCAATCTAATGTTCTCCTAACAAGAGCATTTGCAACTGATTTTTCATCAAGATTTAATCCATATAGGGAAGTCCATTGTGATTCAATCAACCAATCCAAAACGTATTGTGAGTAATCACCTATGGATAATTCCATAAGGGAATCCATCATTTCATCCTCAATCTCAACAGAACGGATTGGGGCTCCTAAAAGATTTTTAATTCTTTTGTATAATTGACTTCTTTCTGGTTCAGGGATAATTGCCATAGTCTTTTTTCATATAAATATCAATCATTTTGATAATATATGAAGGACAGACTCAATTGGGAACGTATATTGACCATTAACGATTTTTGTTTTATCGTTATTCATTACATAAACCTCTTTGGCTCCATCAAAAATGATATAATCGGTTTTGTACTCTTTAACGTTACCGGTATCTGAGAAAACAATAGTTGTATCATTTTTTGTGGTTTTGTAGAATGGTTTTACTTGGGCGGTTTTAGTACCTGTACTTGTATTGATAATCGCATCTACACCCGATGTCATATCCTCAGAACTATTTAACCCACCAACTTTTGAAACCATATTCTCACCATAAACTTTCTTCAAAACATCAACAACAACATTTTCTCTTTTCTCACCCAATTTGTGGGTACGATTTAATGTTGACATGATTGTGTTGAAAGTGGAAGAGTCCGTATTGAATATACGATCTTTGAACGTGTTAATTGCCACTGCCATTTTACGTACCTCAAAGATTTGTTCCTCACTTGACTTATTGAAGTTCAACAATTCTAATTGCTTAGCACTCAACACACGATTTATATCTCTTACTAAGATATAAAACCCACTATAGTTGGTGTTTAGTTTGTTCAATACCGATCTTCCCGAACCTTCTAAATCAAAAACACCTGATACGGTTTCACCACCTTTTGGATGATCTACCCAATTTTCGTGGAATACTGATTTAACCGCTTTGTCAATTGCTTCACGATAAATCCATTTAACTTTAGGATTTCTGTTAAACAACTCTCTGTACTCAATAACATCTGAATAGGAACATTTTGTTACTTTTTCTTCGTTAATGACAAACAACTTTTTCATTTTTTATTTGGTTTAAGTTTCTGATATTCTGAATTTACGAAATCCCAATTTACAACCTTCCAAAAGTTCTTGATGTATTGGTCTCTCTTATTTCGGTAGCTAAGATAATACGCATGTTCCCAAATGTCAAGCCCCAATAAAACTTTTCCTCCACCTCTAATATTATTCATCTCAGGGTTATCTTGATTTGATGTTGAGGTAACACGAAGTTTTCCATTACTTCCAACAACCAACCAAACCCATCCTGAACCAAATTTATCTTGTGCAACCCTCTCAAACTTTTTTCTAAAATCATCGTAGGAACCAAAATCTTTAATGATTTTATCTAACAACTCCTCTGATGGTTTTGTCTTATTTGGTGATAACATTTTCCAAAAAAGTTGATGATTATAAACACCACCGGCATTATTTCTCACCTTTCTGTTATACCTTGATATTTTTTTAATTAAAACCTCAATTGGAATTGTTTGATCATCAGGTAGAAGATCATTTAATTTTTTGATGTACGTTTTGTAATGTCCATTATAATGGACATCCATAGTTTCCTTGTCTATGAAGTCGGATAAAGAGTTAGGGTTATAATCCAATTTTTGTGCTTTGTAATTTGCCTCAAAAATGTTTTTACCTTCCAATATCGTTTCAAGTAATTCTATCTTTCTTTCTAATTGTTTCATAATGATAAATATATCATTATCTTTTAGTGTTGATTAGGTTCATAATCTCCTCAACAATATCACCCTTACTTAGATTATCACCCATAACGGTTTCAAATATGTTTTTCTTTTTCTGTAGAATATTGTATATAACACCCTCAATTGTATTATCAAAAATAGGGTAATACACCAAAACGTTATTCTTTTGTCCGTATCTATATGCACGATCTTCCGCTTGTGAATGGTCTGATGGAACAAATGATAAGTCGTTCATAACTACAACCTCGGCGGATGTTAAGGTAATACCAACACCTGCCGCTTTGATATTCCCAACAAATACCATAATACTTTCATCATTTTGGAATTTATCAACATTATCTTGTCTCATTCCTTGTGGCATACTACCATCAAGACCAACGGCTTTTTTTCCGAAATGTGATAAGATAGTATTTAACGAGTTGGTAAAATTGGTAAATACAATAACCTTCTTACCTTGTTCAATAATATTCTCACATAACTCAATAGTTGATTTAACTTTCTCTTCTGAAATTACCTGTCTAACTTTCATTAGTTTGGTAAATTGAACGGTCAATGATGTTGATTCCTCAGATTTATCGTACCAATCATAATATTCGCCCATCAATCTCTCGTATTCATAAGATTTTAATTTAAGATAGACTGGTGTTATGATTTTTTCGGGTAGATCCAATACATCGGTTTTCAAACGTCTTAATACTTGACGAGATGTTCTATCACGAAGTTCTTCAAGATTTGATGCACCACTAACATTCCATACTTTTCTTTTACCAACACTGAATTGATACCCTTCACAATATCTGATAACATACGCCATCCAATTCATAGCAACGGGGGAATCAATTAAATTCAATAAGTTATAATAATTGATTGGTCTTGATGTGATTGGTGTACCTGTCAATAACCATAATCTATCAATTTTTTTAACAAAATCATTGATTAGTTTTGTTCTCTGTGCTTGTGTGTTTTGAATATAATGACAATTACTTACTAAGATATTGTTAGCAAAATAGTTATGATTATCCTCAATTTCTAAATCATAAACTCTTGTATTTTTTGAATACACATTTGTGGATTTATCATAACTTCCTCGTTCCAAAATCTCAATACTTTCCACCCTAACGAATTCAATACCTTTGTCTTTCGTCTGTCCAAGTATTTCCATTTTTTTGTTTTGTGAGACTTCCCATCTACTTCTATTGATATTTTCAAATTTGGATTCCCTATATCCACTTTGTAAGAAGGTGGTAAACTTTTGAATAAAGGTTTTACGTTTTCTGTTAAAATTGGTAATTCCAACACCCAACCTTCCCCTAACATCTGAAATAACATTTCTTGTTGAGGTGTTATTTTGCCATTCCCACCCCTCGACAAAAAAGTTCTCCCTTTTAATTTTTGTTTCATTTTTTCTAAACTCTCCAAATTTTTCATTGGATTGTTTTTTTTCATCCTTTGAGAAGATAGTTTTGCCATATGAGGATTTTTCATATGTGTATTTATCATTATTTTTGACCACCCACCATTTTTTTCTATTGTTTTTTTTCTCTTTTCTTTTACTTCCACGTTGTTTGATTTTACTTTGTTCGAACATGTCACAGAACAATATGTTTTCTTTTTCATTTTTGTTTCTGTTGTGAAACTCATTATATTTCCACATTCCGGACAATTTTTGTGAAATTTTAATTCCTTTGGTTTTTGTGGTGACATTTTGTTCCTTATTATTGATGAACAACTCTTTGAACAACATTTTCCCTTCTTCCAAATTTGTTTCTTTGAAAGTGGTTTTTGACAACATATACAAGTCGTCGGTTGATGTAAGGTCTTTTGCTCTAACATATCCTTTATTATTTACATAGAACTTATGATTATCAGTACACTCTATAAATAGTCCGTTGTTGAGTTTTATTTTGTATATAGTGTCTTTATTTTTTCTAATCCATCTATTTATTTTTTTATATTCAAAAATATTATTTTTGTGATTAAATGTTAAAATTTTAACATCTAACCCATTCTCTACAATATCTCCAATATTTTTTTCACCAAATTCAGTGATAATTTTAGTATCGTATGTAAAACATTCATCTAAAACAACCAAACCAAAACCTTCATTTAATATCTGACTATTTTCTCTATTTTTTGGATCGTGAAAATTCTTTAAGATGTCGTAATTTACAATAACGAAATCTGCGGATTCCCATTTTTTACCATCAATGATAGCAACTGAACGATCCGTATAATTTTCAATTTCACGTTGCCAGTTAATCTTTAATGATGCAGGACTAATGATTAAAATCTTATCAACACCCGTTTCCAAAGCGGCAATGATTGTTTGAGTTGTTTTACCCAATCCCATATCATCTGCTAGAATATATTTCTTATTCCCAACTAATTTTTCAATACCTTCTATTTGGTGAGACAATGGGGGTCTATGAGAATACTTTTCATAATCAATACTAACTTTAATGGAGTTGTCTTTAATAATTCCTGATTTTGGTACCCAAAAATCATATAACTCCTCGTGTTCATTAAATTTACCCCAAATGTGATAAGATGTATCTTTTTCCACTAATAACTTCTCAACCCATATTTTTGTTGGAACTTCCGTTAATAATTTTTCATCCGCAAGTTTGTTAGCAAAATATAAATCAAGATTAACCCATTTTCTTGCAATCTTAGGTGTAGTGTCTTTATATGCTAAGATATATTCTGCTTGATTCCTTGTGGGATAGAACTTCTTATTAGTATCTTTTTTGATTTTTAATTTAATAATATAGTTGTTTGCCCCTGAATAATTATCAAGGACATCAAGTGCTCTAATTTCAAGCGGTTGATTGATTTTTATTTCATTCATACTTAAAAGGTAAATATAATAAACAATCAAGTATTTATCAATATGGCAGAGCGTAAAGTACCGATAACAAGATTAGGAAAGTTTTTTGGCGCCGAAGACTATGACTTAGACATTGAAATGGGTCGTGAATGGTTGGAGGGTGATATGAACTTCACATTGGTTTTATATAAAGTAGATCGTCAAAAGACTAATAATGATGATGTCTATGGTGAAGCGGTTAGCGACGGAATTAAATTTGAACCACCTGTAGAATTCAAAGCTTATGTTAAGATTGTTGGTCCCGATAATAAAACGTTAGGTAAAACACAATTAGATCAAATGGAACCGGGTAATATGACATTTTCGGTTTATATGAAAGAATTGGATGAATTGAATATAACTATAGATTTTGGTGACTATATTGCTTACTACGAAACCGAAACAAGAGTTAGATATTATAGTGTGGTAAATGATGGTCGTGTTACATCTGATCTTAAACATTCATACGGGGGATATAAAGCGTTTTATAAAACGTATATTGCGGCACCTGTCAATAATAACGAATTTAGAGGATTATAATGGCAATACCTAAAAAAGTAATACCGACAATAGAACTCTCACCTAAAAAAACACTTTTAGAAAGAAGAGAACAACTACTTGATTTTATCAATGAGGATGGGACTTATTTACCTAAATCAATATTACATGCTGATTTGGATAGGGGGTTTTTGGACTTTGTTCAAGATAGGTTAAAAATAACTTCAGAAGGAAAAGTAGTTCCAGTTTTGAACGTATTATTAACCACTCAAAATTGGGCTCAATTCACACAAACTTGGGATTTTAATGACTTAGATAAAAACGTACAAGTTCCATTTATTTCTGTAGTTCGTGAATCTGTTGTTAAAAGAGGAACGTTACCTGGATTATATACAATACCAAATAGAAAACAATATTTTTATGCAGTTGTACCAACTTGGGACGGAACAAGAAAGGGTTTGGATTTATATACAATACCTCAACCCGTTCCAATAGATATTGAGTATAGTGTTTATATTATGTGTAATAGAATGAGAGAGTTAAACACCTTCAATAAGGTTGTTATGCAAACATTCTCATCTGCTCAAGCGTATGCTACTGTTAAAGGTCATTATATTCCTATTGTTACGAAAGAAAGTAGTGATGAATCTGTTTTAGATTTAGAAAAGAGAAAATATTACTTACAAAAATATAGTTTTACATTACAAGGATTTTTAATTGATGAGGAAGAGTTTGAAGTAAAACCTGTGGTATCAAGAGCGTTTACAATGTTTGAGGTTGATAATTACAAAAAGAAACCTAAAAAGAAAAAGTTCCCTGAAAATCCTGATTTGTTTGATATAGTCATAACTGTAGCTCCGGATAATACAGGAATTGGTTACTACACTTACAACGCACCATACAGGGTTAATATGAACTTAAATGGTTCTACAAACGTTTCATCATTCCAAGTCTTGGTTGATAATAATGTTGGGGTGGATACGGTTACTTATACGAATCCAAGTAAATTAGAATTAAATCTTGGTGATAGTGCCGAGTTTGTTATCACACCGACAGACAATACTCAAAATGTAAGTTTAATTTTTGAATCTAAATTGGTTTAATTCTCACCGTAAATGTCTTTCTTCTCGGTACATTTCTCCTTAATAAGATTGTCTAAAAATTTGTAAATCTTCAAACCTCTTTTATCACAATACAATTTCAATAACTCGTGAGTCTCTTTTGATATTTTAATATTCTTGGCATTAAAATCGTTCATACCGGATAAATATACGGAAAAGATAATTTTAGGAGCATAAAAGATAATCAACTTTATTATATACGTAATTTTTGGTTTTTTGTAAAGTATTTATAAGAAAAATAAATATTCTATAAAAAAAACTAAATGGCAACATCTAATAAGGTTTTTGTTTCTCCTGGTGTATATACTTCTGAGAGAGATTTGAGTTTCGTAGCACAAAGTGTTGGTGTTACAACTTTAGGTATAGTTGGTGAAACCTTGAAAGGTCCGGCTTTTGAACCTATTTTCATAACTGATTTCGGTGAATTTGAAACATATTTCGGTGGTACATCCGCTGAAAAATTTGTTAATACACAAATTCCAAAATATGAGGCGGCATACATTGCTAAGTCTTATTTACAACAATCTAACCAATTGTTTGTAACCCGTGTATTGGGTTTACAAGGTTACGATGCGGGACCATCTTGGTCTTTAACTACAATCGCTAACCCTAATCCATCAACTATTGGCGTTTCAGGATCAACAGGAGATAATTTTACAGTTACCTTCACAGCAACAACAGCATCAACTTCGGTAACGTTTGGAACTTCAACAATCCCATCTTACATACCAACAGGTGCTACATTCACTAAATTTGATGGATCAACATCCACAATTATTGATGAAATTAGTAATCAGGCCAAAGACTTTTTAGGTTTAGCGGCGGCAACATTTACAGGTAATTCAGGTAGTTCGGTTTATGTTTTTGGTGCGGTATCAACAGGAGCTGCGTCAATCACAGGATCAACAGGTTCAACATACTATTCAAACGTATATGGTACGGATTCAATTGTTGCGTCATCAACTTATGATTATACAGATTCTAACAACGATCCTTGGTACTATTCATTATTTAATATTAGTTCAGGTAACAATTATTTGGGTTATTCATTCTTTAATAAATTAACATCAGCATCCTACACAACAAACGGTTCTGTAGTAACAGCAGTTACAGGTACGATAAGTGGTTCTACTACTAAATTCACAGGTTATACTTATTCAGGATATAATAACATGGTAGTTGCTACATTTAGATCTAGAGGTATATCTACTTATAGTTCAACAAATCACGGTACAACATTTGAAATTAGTGCTACATCTGGAGTACAATTGGTAAATTCAACAAGTTCAGGATTAACAGTTAACCCATACTCTAATTTCCAACTTTCAGCGGCAACTTATGACGGTGATACTTTTGTATTTGATGCATCATTGATATCAAGTGATACTAATTATATTTCTAAAGTATTTGGAAAGTCTAACTTTGCTAAATCAAGAGCTGAAGTACCATTATTTGTTCAAGAAACATTCCCTAATTCTTTGTCTTACGCATACAATAAAGGTTACATTAGAGGTATTAACACTTCATTGGTGACAACAAGTAAATTAGAGAGTAGTGTTGGTGTTTTAACTAATCAAATATCAAACTATTTGAACCAATATCAAACACCGTCTTCACCTTGGCTTGTTTCAGAATTACGTGGATCTGTGGTTTACAGATTGTTTAAGTTTATAACCATTTCAGATGGTGATGTTGCAAACACAGAAGTGAAGGTATCTATTCAAAACATATCATTTACAAATGGAACTTTTGACGTAACAATTCGTGATTATTTTGACACAGATACTAATCCAGTATATGTTGAAAAATACACTAACTGTTCTATGGACCCAACACAGAATAATTATGTTGGTAAAAAAATTGGTACTTCAGATGGTGAATTTGCTCTAACGTCTAAATATGTAATGTTGGAGATCAACGAAGAGGCACCAGTAGATGCGTTACCTTGTGGTTTTGAGGGTTATGTTCAAAAAACATATTCAACAAGTACAAATACACCATCACAACCGGTATATAAAACAAAATATGACTTCCCTGGTGAGATTATATTCAATCCTCCATTTGGTACCGCAACGGGTGATAACACGGTTAGATCTTCCGGTGATAAATTAAGAACAACATTCCTTGGATTTTCAACTCAATTAGGATATGATAGTGATTTCTTACAATATCAGGGATATAACACACCAACTAATATTTGTACACCAGATGCAATCGCTTGGGATTACGTAACTAAAGGTTTCCACATGGATAGTGGTGCCACATCTGTTAGGATTGGTAATTCATATTTATCATCAGGTCAAACAGCGTTTGAGGTAGGTGCTGCTAGTTTCAGAGCGGAACCAACAAATTCAGATGATCCTTATTATAGAATTCAATCACGTAAATTTACTTTGTTAGTTGCAGGTGGTTTTGATGGTTGGGATATCTACAGAGAATCTCGCACAAATAGTGACACATTCGCTTTGGGTCAAACGGGTTACAGAAATGGTGTTAATCCTGATTGTGATAGTCGTTATCCATCGGCAACAGGTTGGGGTATGTTTAGACCTATTACTGTAGGTGATGGTGATATTGATTACGCAAATACTGATTATTACGCATATTTGTTAGGTATTAGAACATTCTCAAATCCTGAAGCGGTAAATATTAACGTATTTGTAACACCTGGTATTGACTATGTAAATAATAGTAACTTGGTTGAAGATGCTATCTTTATGATTGAAGAAGAAAGAGCGGATTCTATCTATATCACAACAACACCTGACTATAATATGTTCTTACCTTCATCAACTGGTGGTGATTACATTTATCCAACAAACGCGGTTGATAATTTGACAGAAACAAATATTGATTCAAACTATACCGCAACTTATTATCCTTGGATTTTAGTTAGAGATACTGTTAATAACACACAACTTTACATTCCACCAACAGGTGAGGTTTGTAAAAACTTGGCATTAACTGATAATATCGCGTTCCCTTGGTTTGCATCAGCAGGTTACACAAGAGGTCTTGTAAATTCTGTTAAGGCGAGATTGAAACTTACCCAAGCAGATAGAGACACTCTTTATCAAGGAAGAATTAACCCAATTGCTACATTCTCAGACGTAGGTACTGTTGTTTGGGGTAACAAAACACTTCAAATTAGAGAATCTGCACTTGATAGAATTAACGTAAGAAGATTGTTATTACAGGCACGTAAATTGATTTCTGCGGTGGCTGTTAGATTGTTGTTTGAACAAAATGACGAGAAAGTTAGACAGGACTTCTTAGATGCGGTTAATCCGATCTTAGATGCTATCAGAAGAGATAGAGGTTTGTATGATTTCCGTGTAACAGTAAGTTCTTCACCTGAAGATTTGGATAGAAACCAATTGGTAGGTAAAGTTTATATCAAACCAACTAAAGCACTTGAATTCATTGACATTGAGTTCTTGATCACACCAACAGGTGCATCTTTTGAAAATATCTAATAGATGAGAGACTTATTAAAACAAAGAATCCTAAATTCACTTATCCCCTCCTATATAACCGAGGGGATAGGTGATGAGGGTACTCCGGATATGAAATACTATTCGTTTGATTGGGATGATAATATTGCTTATATGCCGACACAAATCATTCTTGTTGATGAAGATGGTAATGAGATTGGTATGAGTACTGAGGATTTTGCAGAGTATCGTACAGAGATAGGTAAAAAACCTTTTGAATACAACAACAATGTTATTGTTGACTTTGCTGATGATCCATTCAGAAATTTCAGAACTGAGGGTGATAAACAATTTTTGATAGATTCTATGAAGGCTGAGACAGGACCGGCATGGAATGATTTTGTTGAAGCAATCAATAGTGGATCAATCTTTTCAATCATAACGGCCAGAGGACATAATCCTGAAACATTAAAAGATGCGGTTTATAATATGATTGTTAGTAATCACAATGGTATTGATATGTCACAATTGGTTAAAAATCTTCGTAAATATAGAGAGATTGCCGATATGGATGATATGTTAGACGATGAATTGGTTAGATGGTATCTTAATATGTGTAGATTTTATCCCGTTAGTTTTGGTTCTGGATCAGCTCAAAGTCCTGAAGAGGGTAAAATTAAGGCGATGGAAGAATTCATATCTTATATTAAAAAGACCGCTAAAAGATTACATAAGAAAGCATATGTTAAAAATAGAGTTTCAAATAAGTTTGTTTTACCAAAAATCGGGTTTTCAGATGACGATATTAGAAATGTTGAAAAAATGAAAGCACATTTTGAAAAAGGAGATAAAGAAAGTCCAATACAGACATATTTAACTGCTGGTGGTAAAAAAAGAAAATTCTAGTAGAGAATAGACCTTAAAAAATAAAAAGTAAATAGAAAAAAGATTTCATACTATTTATAGTAAATAAAACAAAATTAAAAAATAAGACAATGGCAGATTTGTTAATGAAAGTACCTATTCCGTATGAACCCAAAAAGGCGAATAGGTTTATATTAAGATTTGATTCAACTTTGGGAATTAACGAGTGGTTCATTCAGACATCTGACAGACCAAGTATTGATATTAAACCTGTTGATATCCCGTTTTTAAACACTTCAACATATGTTGCTGGTAGATTTGAATGGAAAGAATTAAACGTGAAACTAATAGACCCAATCGGTCCATCCGCAACACAAGCGATCATGGAATGGGTTCGTTTACATGCGGAATCAGTTACAGGTCGTATGGGTTATGCGGCGGGTTATAAGAAAAACGTGGATTTGGAAATGTTAGATCCAACTGGTGTTGTAGTTGAAAAATGGATATTACAAAACTGTTTCATCACTAAAGCGGCTTGGGACGGAGTTGACTACAAAGACGATAAGTTGGCAGGACTTCAAATTACATTAAGACCTGATCGTTGTATTTTAGTTTACTAATCATTTACTAAAAATATTGATGAATTATATTTAACCATAGGGCAAACCCCTATGGTTTTTTTATGGAAAATATTTCACAATACGGACAGATGGATTTTAATTTACCACACGATGTAATTCAATTACCATCAAATGGTGTCTTTTATAAGAATAAAAAGAAAAGCGTTAAGGTTGGTTATTTAACTGCCGCTGACGAGAACTTTTTATTTTCAAACCCAAATGATTTAATTTATCAATTAGTACGAAATAAATTATACGAATCTGATTTGAACCCTGATGAGATGTTATGGGGTGACATTGAGGCTATTTTAATTTTCTTAAGAAATACTTCTTTTGGAAGTGAATATACGTTTAATGTTACGGATCCTGAAACAGGTAAAAGATTTGAGACAATAGTCCAATTGGATGAACTTAACATTAGAAGACCTTCAGTTGAACCAAATTCGGATGGTACATTTACAATTACATTACCTATGTCTGGCGACATAGTTAAAGTGAAACCATTAAATTATGGTGAAAGGAGAGATGTTGAAAAATTGGTGGATCAGTATCCTGTAGGTCGTACCGCACCGATAATAACGGCTAGATTACGTAAGATGATTGTTGAAGTTAATGGTGATTCGGATGGTTTAATTATTTCTAAGTACGTTGAAGCCATGCCAATCAAAGATTCAAAATTTGTTAGAAAATTCGTTGAGGATAATGAACCAAAACTTGATTTGATTAAGACTGTTTTAGCCCCGTCAGGAAATAAGGTGGAAGTTCCGATCACCTTTGGGGCGGACTTTTTTCGTCCTTTCTTCTAATCACCGAATAAATCAATTGACACAATTTTATAATTTGTCAAGACATAATAGTATGCAGTGGGAGTCTTTTTTGAGACTACCGGTATTTGTTAGAAACTTTTTACACGATAAGTTAATCGAGGAGTTTACACCAAAAAATGATTAAAGATCTATTTATAATAGATAAAATGAGATAATATGGCTGATGGACCTTTTGATTTTGTAAAAATGGCACAAGAACTACAGAAACTATCTATAGAAGCAAAAACGTCTATAGGTACTGCTGTAGAACTACAAGAATCAATTTATAGAAGTTTTGCAGAAATACAAAATGTTGTAGGACGATTTGCATTTGAATTAGCAGATGTTGCAAAGTTACAAGAAAAAATTGGTTCAAATATGAAAACCAATTTTGTTTTATCTGTTGATACCGCACAACAACTTTTACGTGCAGGTAAAGCATTTGGTCAATCGGCAGAACAAATGGGTGCTTTGGCAAACGTATTTTATGAAGGTGGGTATGCTTTATCAACGATTGGAGAACAATTACAAGAAATATCAAACACCTCAAGAAAATTTGGTGTAAATACTCAAGCGGTACTTAGTCAAGTTGAAAGTAATCTTAAAAATGCCAATCAATATGGTTTTAATACTGGTGTTGATGGTTTAGCTAGAATGGCGGCAAAGGCGGCATCATTACGTTCTGATATGACTTCGGTATTTAATTTTGCTGAAAAGGTATTTGATCCCGACGGTGCCATTGAGGCGGTAAACACATTTCAAAGGTTAGGAGTTGCGGTTGGTGATTTGGCGGATCCATTTAGATTGATGTATCTAGCACAGAATGATGTTGAAGGTTTACAAGATGCGGCATTAAGAGCGACAGAACAGTTCGGATCTTTCAACAAAGAAACTGGTAGATTTCAATTCTCACCTGAAGGTGTTAGAGCTGCAAAAGAATTATCAACAACACTTGGAATGAGTTACGACGAGTTCTTTAAGTTGTCTAAAGCTCAAGCACAATTTGCAGAAGTTTCAAAAGAAATTAACCTTTTACCCAATATTACCCAAGAAGAAAAAAACCTGATAGCGGGTATGGCAGATTTTAATAAGGATAAAGGTGGTTTCACAGTTTCAATAGGTGGTGTTGAAAAATTAGTTTCAGAATTAACACAACCTGATTTAGCGTTATTAAAAGAGGCCGCAAAACCATTAACTTTGGAATCTATCGCCGAGAGACAATTAACAGTGGCAGAGGCTCAAAGAGGTTTATTAACTTCTATACGAGACACTATTGGGTTAGGTGTTGGGATTTCACCAGGACAGGCTATTATTGGTGCATTAACTGATGCACAATCAGAGTTATCTGATATAATTAGAAAAACCTTACCACCAAGTAAGGTTTCGGCTGCAGGTCCTGAACTTGCAAATGTATTAACAAGTACTTTAAGATCTGCAGTTACTAGTGGGGATTTTAATCCTACTGAATTAGGTGATAAATTACGAACAACTTTAGGTATTACCTCAGAACAAACACAAAAGCTTGTTGATGAATTTAAAAATTATGAAAAAAACATAGAAAATTCTCTTAGAACTAGAAGTGGTGGTGATTTTAATACGTTTAAGAGTGTTTATGATAATTTATTTGGTACTGTATCGGATTTAAGAAGTGACATACAATCTACGATACCAACAACAACTACTAATCCTGTTGGTACAACAACCAATCCGATAACGGGGTCTCTCACTCATAATGTTATTGGTAATATTAACTTAAATCTGTCAAATGCCACTAATTCTATAGATGCTAATCAATTGCTTAGTAACACTGATTTTATTGAAGGTGTTAAAAATATTTTAAGACAATCGTTACCTAGTTTTAGTTTTTAACGACCCTATTTAATTGAACACTACTATAAAATACAATTTATAATATTTATCAATAAAACAATATAGATGGGAAGTCCGTTATCGTTTAATGCTACAGAATCCTTAAGGAAAAAGTTAATAGTTCGTAATTTGGTTCCATATAGGAAACCTGGTAGTTTTTCACCTCAGATAGGTAAACAAAATTATGAAACAGTATTAGGTGATTTTTCGGTTATTGATTCACCCGATGTTCTTATTGATGATGATGTATTTGTTGATGGGTTGTCAAAATTAAATGAATTTGGACCGAATAACGGGTATAATCGAAATCCGAACTATTCAACATTATTACCAAGAGACCCAAACAAAGGAGAATATGGATTTTATCCACAATATTTGGATGCTATTGAGTTATATTCAAAAAGTTTCCAAGAAGCCGCTGTTATTAAAAATAGATACGCACCATCAAATGGTTTTGATCTCACATATAATATAACGGAAAATATTTTAGCAAAAGGTACATTACAACCTTATTGGGAACCACCAAGTTTTAGACCATCAAGTTATTCACCGTATGATGTTATATTACAAAAAGTACCAACAGGTAGTGCCGGTTCATCAACACTTGATTCCGCATCTGCACAACTTTCTTTACAATATCTTAAGAAAAATTTAGAATATAGAGTACAACAAAACGTAAGAAACGAAACTATAGGTAGAGTTGGTTTAATAGACGCGTTAAGAGATCCATTTAATGTTTCTCTATTACTTGCAGGTAAACGACCAATTATTTATCGTGATTGGAGAATTACTGATAATAGAGGTTTAGTTGGTAATGCGGTAGATATCTTACAAAAGATAGCGGGTACTTATTTTCCTGTTTCTTTAATTCCTGGTGATTATTTTGATGAAGATGTTGAACAACAAAACGTTGGAGGTGTACAACAGGTTGTTAAAGCGTTTAAGGACGGTGTTGTTGGTGCTTTGTTTGGAACTAGAGGATCAAGAGGTAGAACACCTTCTGAATTATTTTTAAGATATACAGGAAACGCTCAAAAACAACAATTACAACAAAATGTTGAATTAAATAGATATAGACCTTATTACACATATAGTACCGGTATTGTTGGTGCTATTAACAACATATTTAATAGACAAGACAGTGCGGGTAATTATTACGTAGGTGATAAAGATAGAGATCCATCTACATTTACATCACCTCCCGGTGATTTACCAATTTCACCTACAGGTCGTGAAATGAATTCACCCGTTTATGGTCCTGAGTATCTTGCAAAAGATTTTGAAAATAATTTAGAATTCAATAACGGACTTGGGGGTAGATCATACGAAGATGGTGGTGGTGTTGCGGGAGGATTTGTTTGGACTTCTCCAAAATACAAAAACAACGCAGGGAAATATGCTTCACCTGGTGGTGATTATGGGGGATCTAATCCGACATACAATCAATTTAGTAATAATTACGATTCCAACGAATCAACCAATTATGATCTAAAACCTTATAGTATTTTAGATACTACCCAACGACTAATTGATTCACAACCAAATGGTGAGAAAAGATTTTCACATGTTGGTAATGCTATAGATCAGGTTTCAAAAGTCTTTAATGATGGTTATAAGGAAATTACAAAAGGTAGTAAAGTAATTTCATTTGTTGATCAGGGTGGTATTGAGAAAGGTCAAGAATATTGTAGGATTTTCGCCAAAGACCAACCATATTTTACTTTTGCTAATTTACAGAAAAGAACAGGTAATATTAGGAAATTTGCATACTCTAATTTGGATAGTACATATAACCTTAATATTGTACCGACATCATCAAACGTAGATAAAACTGCGTCTGAAAAGAACGTTAAGAAATACATGTTAAGTATTGAAAACTTAGCTTGGAGAACCTCTTCAAGATTTGGGTATAGAGTATCTGATTTACCGGTTTGTGAGAGAGGACCTAATGGTGGTCGTATTATGTGGTTCCCACCTTATGACTTAAAATATTCTGAAACAACTAAACCTGAGTTCAATACTGAGAGTTTTCTTGGAAGACCTGAACCGGTTTATACTTACAAAAATACTACAAGAACAGGAACGTTATCTTTCAAGATTGTTGTGGATCATCCATCTATCTTAAATTTAATTGTTAATAAAAAATTGGCGAATGAATCTGATAGACAAAAAGTTGATGCTGTTATAAATTCATTTTTTGCGGGTTGTAGAGAATACGATTTATATGATTTGGCAATTAAATATAACACAATACCACCTGATCAATTAAAGTGGGTACAAGAGGTTATTACTAATCCAAACGCAACTCCTGAAGAATTTAATGAAGCGTTACAGACTGTTAATTATCAACCTGGTACAATATCAAATACTACAGGAAATATTGATTTTAAGAATTATGTGAATGTTGGTTTTTATTTTGAAAACAACTCACCTGATGGACAAACAAATGAATCTGTAAGTTTATATAATTTTGATACATATTATAATACTTATACATCAGATTCTAATATAGATAGATACAAGGCTAATTGTCCTACAGGACAATCAGACGCGGTTAATAACTTTTTCACTAAAGTTGTTAAAGATAATTTTGCTGCGGTTACAAAACTAATTAACGATTTAAGAACAGCATTTGAGACGAACAAAGTTAAAACGGTTACAATTCATTTAACGGCATCAGCATCTTCACCTGAGTCTCAAGCTTACAATATAATTTTATCTAAAAGAAGAATTGATTCTATTCAAAAATATTTGGAGGCGGCATTACCTAAACTTTTTGATGAGAAAAAAATAACAATAGTAAGTGATGGTGTTGGTGAACAAACAACAGTTAATCCTAAATCATTTACCAATAATGAAACATTTGGTTCATATAACTGTACCGATGCGGATAGAAAAGCGGCATCTAACGTTAGTGATACCATTTTTTCAGTTAGGGCGATGGCTTGTAGAGCTGGTATTATAAATAAAATAACGTTCGAAGAACCTACAGAGACTCCGGCACCAATAGATACGGATCCTGGTGAGGTAATACCAAATCCAACAAATAAACCACAACCTAAAAAACCAACAGCTCAACCGGGTAGAAGATTAGAGACTGGTATTAAAGACGGTATTACTAAAGAAATATTAAATAGATTGATGTCAGAATGTGATTACTTTGACGTTCTTAAAGAAACTGATCCGTTTGTGTTTGACTCAATCAAAGAAAAGATTAAGTATTTTAATCCTGCCTTCCACTCAATGACACCTGAAGGACTAAACTCAAGATTAACATTCTTACAACAATGTGCAAGACCTGGTGATACTATACCAACAGTAGGTTTGGATGGTAAAACAGTAACAAACGCTGCTAGAAATACCGCATTTGGGGTACCACCGGTGTTGGTATTAAGAGTTGGTGATTTTTGGAATTCAAAAATTATCCCAACAAATATTGATTTTAAGTATGATAGTGGTGGTCTTGATCTAAATCCTGAAGGTATCGGACTTCAACCTATGATTGTTGATGTATCATTACAATTTAATTTCGTTGGAGGACAAGGATTGAAAGGTCCAATAGACAAATTACAAAATGCGTTAAGTTTTAATTACTATGCTAATACTGAAATGTATGATCCAAGATCTGATGCTACCGAAGACACTTCGGCACTTGATAAAAGGGTTGTTACGTCTATTTTGGGTAGTGATCCGACAGGTGTTAAAAATATCCAAGTACCAACACCTAGATTAGGTACTACAACTATTGGTGAAATTTTAACATCAACAACACCATCCGGTACTACATCAGCGACTACTAAAGTTGTTGGTACAATATCATATTCTAAGATCATGGATTCTCTTCTAACACAATCTAAAGAATATGTCAATTCAATTGTTAATTTTAATGAAGGTATTATAAACAATTATAATTACGGTATTCTTCAGTTATTAACGACTAATCTAAAATTTGTTAATGGTAAAATTGATATCTATAACACACCATTGGATACTAAAATTTTTGGAATACCTGGTGATTATCAAACATATGTTGATAATTTATTCAACAAATTTTTGGAAAACATAGATAACGATGAGATAGGTTTCTTTACTTATATAGGACAAAATGCACCAAGTACTACTAAAATTGATAAGACTACATTCATGAATAATTATAAAAACTTTTTGAAAACGTATAAAAGTAATTTCTTAGATCAAATTGCTAAAACAATAAACGACATACAAACAAAACAACAGAGTTTAGTATATACAATAGACTCAATGAATTATGTTTTAACAGATAATGACGGTTTTATTAAAAATGGAGAACCACAACTGTATAGATTAACGCATGATATTGCGGTATTTGATCAAATTTTATCAGATCTAACTAAAGTTAAAGATTATTATAATGATTTCATAACGAGTTTAGAGACATCTGGCGTTTTATTGTATGATTACGATGGTACTTCAAATAGTGGGTTTATTTCAAAAACAAGTATAGGTGGTGTTGTAGATCAACGAGAGTTTATGATAATTGCTAATGAAATTATAAATAAAACGGATTCATTTATATCAAATTTAACACTTAACACAAGTCCAGATTTTAAGGATCTTATATATGTTTATTATGATTCTAGAATAAAACCTGTGTATATTACTGAAATAAATGAAGAGAAAAAGGTAGTACAAAATTATAAAACTGACCAAAATAACTCAAAGTATTTAGAATTTGATGCATATCCATCAGGTGTTGTAAGAACTACTGACTTTACTGATGATGGTGTTACATTTACTAGTGATGATAAAACTCGTGCAAGAGAATTGTTCGATAATAATAATTTTGGTGTTAAAGACCAATTTAACCTTAAGAAAATATTCAACTAATGGCTTTAGAGTATTATGACAGGTATAGTGACTTCGTAATTAACGGACAACAAACAGTTGTTCCGTATGTAAATTTACGACAAAAAGCGACAGATCAGTCCTACATATATCGAGTTGGTAAATCTAGAATGGATAAGATTTCACAACAATATTATGGATCACCATTTTTTGGGTGGTTAATTATGCAATCAAATCCACAATATGGTGGTTTGGAGTCTAATATACCTGATGGTACGATTATAAACATACCGTTTCCTTTAATAACTTCTTTGCAAGAATACACATCATCATTAAAAACATATTTTTTCTATTATGGCAGATGAGAAACTAGTAGTAAAAGATTTTCAAAATATTACAATTGTTGATCCTAATAAAATAATAGGTCCTGATGGGTTATCACAAGAAAGATTGGTAAAACATGAGGAGTTAGTGATGTATGCTAATTTAGAAGCCAAAATGGTACCAAGAACTAAATTAGTACAAGGGGATAATTTATCGAGTTCGGTCACTAATCAACAGATCGCAACGGTTAATTTTTTAATGCCAGGTGGTAAAGAATTTTTAACTAATGAATATTTGGATCAGATTACTGGTAGGGATTCATTGGCGGGTGGTGCTATAAATCAATTACAGGTTGTACAAGAAAGAAGATCTAGCGAAAACTCAGATATTAAATATTATAATCAGGTAGTTAAAAACCCATCAGATACTGGGTTATTAGGGATTAAATCAATTAAAATTAGAAATACAAGATCATCAACACCATCTGTTGATATGGAATTAGTAGACCCCCAAGGAAGAGCACTATTTGAACAAGGGGATAACTCACCATATGCGTGTTTCTTTAACTTACCATACCCTATATTCTTTTTAACATTAAAAGGTTTT